AGCATCTTTCTTTTCTGTCATCATTAGTTCGCTGAACATTGGACCACTACAATGCGGACATTTTTCTTCCGCCACACCTTCTGTTAAATCTTCATGTGGCCATGAGATATAACTGTTGCCATTGACATCACCTGCACGTACCACAAACACACCACCGTCATCGTATCCTTCATCTTCGCCAATTTCCCAACCCATGCTTGCTAGTGTACGCTCAACACGAATCATATCTTTTTCAGTGCCTAACCACCACTGTTTGGCTAACCTAAATAGTATTTCTTCTTCATTGGGTTCATGATCATCGCCACTGCCGGGCGCAAATTCGTTCAATGCATCTTCATTCTTCACACAGTTAGGAACAGTTTTACCAAACATCTTTTTGTTACCCTCTTTGTGATAACCTTTCCAACAGTTTTCATCCAGTGTATTTCTTGAATGATCACCATGTGTTTCGCACATACCGCAGTCAGGACAGGTCATTTCCATCTCCACACTTTCATTGCGTTTCTTTTTGCCTGCGCAATGGGCTCGTTGTGAGAATCCTTTGGGGTGACTACAATTGATTGAACTTTTGTATTTTTGACTCCACTTTTCATCCAACGGTTCTTCACTCATGTGTTTGGGTTTCTTGCCAGCTTTTTTCATAGCAATAGCAATGGCGGCCTGTTGTGCAGGTGATCCTGCTTCGCTCATTATAGATAGATTTTCTGTGATACGGCGGTTGGCGGCTCGCATCAAGCTCACAGTTTCCTCCAGACCGTTCAAGGCCTGCAAGTGAGTTAGTTGGTCAACGGTTTTTTTTTGAGTGTGGCGGGCCGTGCGTTCCAAAGGGCCCGGTCTGGCATCTTCTTTGGTTGTGCTCTTCTTTAAAAAGTCAGGCACTGTGGTGTCTCGATCTAGACGGTGCACATGGGTAGGCGTGATGGTGGGTTTTACTTTGGTAGCAATCTTTACACCATTGGTACGAAAAGGCGTAGACTGAAAGTGTTTGTTTGGTGCAGCGGTGCCTGCACGTACTGCGGCAATATTTGGTATTTCTATAGTACGGTCAGCCAGTGAATTTGAATCGTCTGGCCAGCGTCCGGTGTCTACTGCATGATATCTTTGCAGATTTTTTGGTTCTATAGCGCCTTCGTCCATGTCATCAGGAATATCAAAATTGTCATCATCGCGTGTGGGTCTCACTATGCCACTTCCACCACATGAAGGACAACTAGCACCTTCATGCTGTCCTTCACCAGTGCCACGACATGTATAACATTCGTTGTCATCATCTTCATCGTAGCCTTCCGCCACACCTTGCTTTACTGTTTTATAAGCACTTTCTATCACATACATATACTCTCTATCTGTTATATCCGGTAATATACCTTCAACTGCTATACTGAAAAAGTCATCTCCGGCTATTGTGTTCATAGCAAGTATCTTGTCCATTGACCCAACCTTATGCTTCTCTGCTGCTTCTATGGCAATTTTTAATAGTTTTCTTAGTCTACGACTTCTTTCACTCTCGCCATCACCGTTGAATCCACTGGGATCAAACTCATTTAAGTTACCTTCTGCCACACCGCGTTGACCTGGCAAACTGCCCGGCATGCGTTTCATCTGTGCTAAACGACTATCCATGGCATCTAGTGCAGCGGTAATGGCATTGTAGTCAGCTAGAAATCTCATGGCTGCATCTGGACCTTGACGCTTGGCCATGCTCTTGTACTGACCCAGTAAAAAACGAGCTTGCCATGCCTGAATAGGCATCATTTCGTGACCTATTTTCAAATCAACGTCTTGACTGTTGTGCACTGCACCGGCCAGTTGCTGGAACACACTGTATGCATCATGCATGCGATTTTCAAATAGGTCTTGTACTAACATTATTTTTCCTCAATATAATCTTGTTGCTGATCAGGGTGACGTCGACGCATGCGTGAGTTGTACATGTGTGTGGCCATCATGGCATGGTCTAGGTTTTCAAAACGTGTTGGTAGCGCACGACCCAGTCGACGAATTTCATAACCAGAATCATCGTCACCGTGTATTTCACAACGACTACCGTCTTCCATGGCAATGGCCATCACAGGATAGCCTTCGGGCAAGTTGGTGCCGTGCTCTTGAACTCGTGGCAATAAGTCGCGAATTTCTTTGGTCTTTTGTTTGAGATCGCTATCTCCAGGCTTTTTGTCTTTCAAATCACCGTCTACGTGTATTTGATCTTCAAGATTTTTCAAATAATCAGTCAGGCTCTTTTTTACCTTGCCTATGACATCTTCCACTACATCACGATCATCTTCAGCACTTTCACTACCGCCCACCATGTAACCGCCCATGGGATTTTTGGGATCAGTCTTGGCATTTAGCACAGATACAGTGTGTGGTTTAAACAGCGCAGGCAACTGATGTGCACTCTTTTGCTGGGCGTTGAGTCCATGCTTTACAGTGACAGGAGTAATACGTCCTTCAAGAACGGCCAAGCGTTCAACTATGCTGCGGAATTCAGAATCCATATCACGCCCTTGCCTCTTTTAAACTACTACGCAATTGCCAGGCAAACTTGTTGGTTTGGCTGAGTCTTTCAGCAATAAAGTTGGCAATGTCTTGTTTGTTTTCTTGAGTAGCGGCTGCAAAGCATTGGTTGAGCAAATCAACCATGACTTCACTGTCGGCCAGCAATTCTTCAATCATGAGTCGGGCACGTGGGATTTTGGTTTGTCCGGGTATTACACTGAGTTCTAAAAAACGCTCCATACTGCCAGGAGCATATTCGTCCAAACTGCGTATGTATTCTGCTGTGGGATCTATGGCTTCGTAAGCATCTTCATAGATTTTTTGGAAAAACTTGTGATACTGATAAAAGTCAGGAGTTTCAACATTCCAATGGAATGCATGTGCCTTTATATAATGAGCAAACTGCGTTCCCAACAATGTTTTTAACAAATCAGCTAACATCACTTTTTCCGTTTCTTGTATGTTTTGTACTCCGCAGGCGTGTTTGGAGTCTCGTCATTAGAGTATTTATGCCCAGCAAAGAAACTTCCGGCATTTCGACTAAGCATGCCACCCAAGGGCATGGCCACAGTGGCCATGCTGCCAGAAACTGTTGATGCATTTTCACGTATAAATTCACGAGCTCGCATTATCGTATCCTTAGTATGGAATCTTGGATGGTAGCAGAGCCTTCCGCCACTCGCAAGTTTTGTATATTTAATCCTGCTGAGGTGCCCGGTACCAGCTCGTAGCGTATGACATAATCGCCAGGTTCTGCTGATATAGGTATGGTTTCTTCTAAATACACATTGTCCCAAATCCAGGTGCGTTCTGTAAACAGTTCATCGTTCACATACAGTCTGTAAATAGGTCGTTGATCAAGAGCACAATCGCAGTGCACATCGGCTATTATTTTAACAAAATTTTGACTCATCTATTATTTAGTGGGTTATTATCTCTGTATGCCCCGAATTAATGGTCCGGTGGTTTTTTTGAAGTACAGAATATCCAATGTATTTGTGTATTTTAAATATGCATAATATAAAAAAAATTCAAAGGTATACAATGCACCTTGGTTGTCAAAATTAAACCATTGTGGGTCAGTATGCTGAAGTAGTTTTCTAACAGTGGCAGTGTGCAGCACAAACGGGGTGCTATCTCCCATGGAATAATCCAACGGCTCACTGTTCCAAAATAACAAAGCATTGTGCAAATAATTTTTGTGATGGTCAGTGGTCTGGGTCCAAAGATAGCTAGCACGATTATCAACAAAGATTGCACTGGCTGGCACATGATCCCAAAGACAGTTGTCACTGTCCAGCACCAAATACCATGTAGTTTTGACAAAGTTGGCTATGGCTAACTTGAAATATTGTTGACTATCCCATCCAATATGGCCAGTCCAATCTGTCAACTCGCTGTAATGTAAAACATTAATGTTTATGCTCAATGGAGCAGTCAATGCAACAATGTCATTTAATAATGCAAAATCATCATTGACTACCACGACAATGTTTATGTCATGTGCAACAATGCCGTATTTGGCAATAGATTGTATACATCTTTCAAACAAAGAGAGATCTCGGCGGTAAGTTACAATAACAACGCTAAGGTCATTCAATTTTTAACTCACTATGGGAAGAACACTGTATTCTGCAGGATCATAGCCGTTGTTTTGCAACCAATCAATGGCCGCACGATTGGCATCTGCTTGCATATTGCCTATGCCGCTGAAACGATAAACTTCACGACCCTGTGTATCTAACACTCGCCATGCGCCAGTGAATGAGCCTGGTGTGGCACGTTGTTGTTGTAGATCTTGGGTTGATCCTGAGACTGCGGCTGGTCGAAGATCAAACTCGTCGGAATTCAACCCATTTCTGTTCAATAAGGTGCTGGCCTGATACACTGCAGCCACTTGATTTGGTGCAGTGATTGTGTGATAAACCTCACTGGGATTGGAGAGCCTGTAAATTTCCCAGATTCTGTCAGGAAAATTCTGTTCGATGTCTAATCCAACAATTTGAATTCCATCAGCAGTTTGCACAACATACGACTCATCAGGATGACTACGCTGATATTGATCAAGTCTGGCCAGTGCCGCTTCGTCATTTGCAGCTGCGAACCCCACTGCTACTTCTTGATTGTTTTGATTGACAATTTGATATTGATTAAAATTTTCTGATCCAGTTGGATTTAGATTGGATATCACAACATCATTCATGGTCACTGAGTCAGGAAAACTGTCAGGATCAGCTTCGTGAGCTGCGGTCAATGCAGCCTGCTGGTCTGGTGCACGAACTTCCACACTGCGTGCCATGTTGGTTCGCAAATATACCGACCATAACGGATCTTCGCCTGATGCACTGGCGTAACTGGGTCTGTTAGATGGCATTTCATTGCCACTGTCTATTTCAATCACTTTCCAGTCTGCAGGGCTAGTGCCATTTCTGTCAGCCCAGGCCTGTAACACATAGGGTATCTGTTGTGGTGCTACGCTGAACATAAATCTTGGTTGTGCTCCATCACCTGTAGTACGACTCACAATTTCATAACGACCGTTGGGATCACTGTGCCGTCCAGGTTTTGCAGTGTGACGCAGATCTCCACCCACAACCTGCATGTTGGGATCAAGTAAAATATACTGGTACCACGGAATGTCATGTTCCACACCATAAAGTTTGGCCTGTGCATCAGCTTTTTCTGCACTGGTAGTGGTAAACCTGGCATATTCTTGATCAGTATCCGGGTTGACCATGCGATACACTTGTTTGGTACCAGGCTGATCTTGACCCAGTTGTCGTTGATAGGTAGCAATTCTTTTGAGCTCGTCTCGATCAAACTTACCAGCCATGTATTCACTCAACAACTTGGCAAAGTCTGCTTCAGTATTGATCTTAAAAGTTTTCTTGCCTGTGGTGGGATCTGTGGCATGTTCAATCTCTGTGCCACTAAGCGCACGATACAGTTTTTTCAAATACTCTTTGCGATACTTGTCAGGGTCCACTGCAGCATCCGTGGCCACAACAAAACGTTCCAGGGTCTTTTGAATCTTGTCAAAGTTGGCATCCAGCCAGTCGCCACCAGGTGATCTGAATTCAATATAACCATCCTTGACATTGATACTGCTATATTTTTCTGTTTTGACATTGTGTATGACACGAGTTGCAGCTCGGCTGAGATTCTCACGCATTTTATCCAACAACACTTCAGCAGTTTCGGGACGATCACGGATATTGTTCATCACAATGTTATACACTGACCTGGCATAGTTGTTGCCCAGTCTGCCAAATTCATTGGCCACATAGTTGTCACCCAACATCAAGGCCAGTTTCACAAGGTCTAGATTTTTCATTTCTTCATCTAGGCCTGGCACACTCACATTGATGTGTAAGCCAGTTTTGTTTCGCTTGCCAGTATAGCAGTTGTTGTCCTTGGCCCAGGCTCGGACCTTTTGCATGTCTTTGGCCAGTTCGTCCAGTGGCAAAGGCGGGCTCACAAATTCCAATCCGCGGTCGTTGTTGGAATCAGGTTCTAAACTGCCGTCAGGTTCTACAATATAAGCACCCTGTTGATATGCACTATCGCGATCTATGTCGTGATAATCGTCGCCCCACATCACAGGACGACCAATGGCTCGTTCAAAACTGTCAGCCACAGACCCTATACTGTAGACACCGCCATTGCTGGAATACTGCCAGTGGGGCCAGGATAAACTGTATCTGTTTTCAATGTCACTCATGAGACTCAGACCCTCATCATCCAGCCAGTGTTCTTGATTGTATTCGGAATCTTCTACCATGTCATCGCGAAATTCATCATATGCGTCCGTTTTGGCCGAACTATCTTGGCCCCAGAGATAGTTGGCGTAATCCATGACGTCTGACTTGCTGATGTCATGATCTGCAGGTCGTTTGAAAAAATCATTGATGTCATCTGTATCAATGTTGTTGGCTACCCAGTCCACAAAGAAGTCACTGAACCCATCTTCGTCCCAGACTGTGTTTATTTTTTCATCACGCCACTCCAAATAGTCTTCAATCAAGGCTTCACGCAGGCGTCGAATATCACCACGACTGTTGTAGTCTCCATCATCAAAAAAATCACAGATCTGATCAACGCTGTAGGCAGCTTCATCATAGTCGTAGTCAGGTTCTTCGTCGCCATCGTTGTTACCGCCTTCTACATTGGGCACAATCATTTCAAATTCTATACCGGCCAGGGCGCCAATGCTCTTGGACAACTTTCGTAGACTTTTGCCACCCATGTTGATTTCGTCTAGTTGTTCGGACTCACTGAGTGGTTGTTTGAATGCTGCTAACTGTTCGGCCAATCTTTTGACCAAGCCATCTGGGCGTAGTTCTTGTGGATGACCTTGTGAGTCTGTATTCAACATAAACGCATTGGCAGCACGACCAATGGCACCTGGGCGCACATCCTGTGTGATAGCCATTTCATATCTGGGATCATGCATTTCGGCCGCAGTGGGAATATATCCAGTGGCTTCTGAGACTGATCGTCGATTGCTATCGTATTCTGCACGACGTTCACGCCCTTTGTGCCAGCCTAATACATAGTATTTTTTGTAGGTACCATCTATCAGTTTGTCCCATTCACGCATGCGTGTATACTGCTCTACTGTGGCAGATGGGGGTCTATAAAATCCGTCTATACTGCCTTCATGATAGGCCTTGTGTGCTGGATCATTATGATTGCCTTCACCGTCAGGTGGTGCAAATTCTGTAAGACTTTCTGCTACAGGGGACTTTTCAAACAGTTCAGGATGCAAGGCACCGTACCGGCGCATGATAATACCAGCCATGGCATTGGCTTGATTTTCTTCTGGTGATCCAGTTTGCCCAGAGTCTGGATCTATCTGCTGAGTTTCGCCCTGGCGTTGATGTGTGAGTTCGTGTGCACAAGTACGCAACACATCCATGATGTGTCGATTGCCTATGCTGATTTCCAGTTGATTATTGTCATGATCATAGCGACCAAATGTTCGGTTTCGGGCCGACCAAGCAGGATCTCTGCGCAATCGTATCTGTGGTTCAGTCGCTAGCTCAAGTTCTCGAGCACAAAATGCCACAAAGTCTCGCAGGATACTTTCATCGTCGGTTTCACTCAAGAACATTTTGGTGCTAGGGCTAACTCCGTCGGGAGTTATTCCTACTTCGTCTAACTTCTTTGTACTTTTGAACCCGTAGGTCATTCTGGGCTTGGGCATGATGTTGGATTCTGCCAAGCTCAATTCCTGATCATGTGCTGCATTACGTGCGTCATGCAATCTGGCTATGTCACCTTGTGTGCGTAGCATTTTGTAGGCGAGATTTTCTGGACCCAGTTCGCCATGTTCAGCCAATCCTGCCATTCTCATACGCTTGATCTTGTCTACCAGATTCTCTAATTTAGACAGACTCCCACTGTCAACTGCTGAATCAATTCGGTGTTTTAGGTCATCATACTTGCTGCGAACTGCATCGTCATCAACAGTAGCGGCACGCTGACGTGGTATGTGTATCCAGTCGTTACCAAGCACACTGAACACACCTTGACTAACTGGGGGTTTATCTGCGTCTTCTACGTACAGTTCAACATCATATCCACCAATGGTGATGTTGTGTGTGTCATTATATTGGTACTTTTTGGCATCAAACAATTCACGATACACTTCATTATCAGTATGTGGCATTTGGACCACTAGATGCAGATCAATGTCTGATGTGGGAGTGTATGTATAGCCGGCATTGCTGCCTGACACTGTGATGTCTTTGACATCTAGGTTGGAAAGCCCAAGATGTTCGCGAAAGTCTTCTGCAATAGTCAGCAGTTGATCACGAACTTCAGGGCGCATGTGCTGACCTTGCCAGAGCGCAGGATTTAGTTTGTCGTTAAACTTTACTGCGTCGGCAAGGTTATAGCTGTCTAACTCATGTATGTTCATGAGTGTATTTACCGGCGTTTACTTGGCTTTGGTTTTGTTCTTTTTGGGTGCACTGCTGGCCAATACTTTGGCAGGTGCAGGCGGAGGAACCTCCACTGGACTAGTAGGTACTGAGTCCACAGGAGCCGCAGTGCCAGCTACACCCAAAGCTGCTCCATTTTGCAACGCAAGACTGTGTAGATCTCTGTACAATTGATCTTGTGCAGCAAAATCAAACACATAGGTTCCTGTGTGCTTTAGCAATACACGTTTGTCAACCCATACTTTGCCTCCAAGATCACGCCAATTTTCGCAGAATGTCCAGTCTTCTGAGTAATAACGATTTTCACGTACAGCAGTATCAAAATAAGTTTTCATGTAAGGATTTAGTTCTGTTGGCAGACCAATATCGTTGATAAAAGGTTTCACTGCAGGATGTGCATCTAATTTTTCAAACACACTGCGCTTTATCAACAAGAATCCTGTGCCTGTTTTGGTAACTTCTTGTAACCCGTCGGGTCCTTCTTCGGCACCTTCAAACCCATTCACACACCATTTTACTGGTAGGCTTTTCATTGGGTATAACCCACCAATCACGTCTACATCTCGATTCAACATCACCAACAAGTGCCATGGTTCCCAACCAATGTCTGCGTCAATGAACATCAAATGGGTAGAATCTTTGTTGTGCAAGAATTTGGCAGTGAGCGTGTTTCTGGCTCTACTGATTAGACTTTCATTGGTCATAGTTTCCATAGTCCAGTCGATGCCTAGCTGACGAGCGGCATTTGACCATTTGATATAGCTCATAAAAGTTGATTCTGTGAGCATGCCACCGTAACAAGGCATACAGATATGCACTCTGGTAGTTTTTAAATAGTCAATATTGACCTGTATCTGTTGTTGACCAGCGGGAGCTGATGGTGTTTCGGTTGTGGGTTGAGCGTCTGCCATGGATTTCCTTTATAAAAAATGTCAAATATTTACTCTAGTATAACACGGTGACTATTTTTCTTCAAGGTAATCGGCGGATTCTTTTATTTTATTTCCAGTGGCCTGGGTGTATTCTTCAGGAGAATGATAGACGTCTTTGGGTTGCACTATTTTTAGATTTTTTTGTTTGTTGGCTATCATTTTAGCTGTAAAATCATCTATGGGAGCCGCAGGTTTTTTTGCTGGTGGTTTTTTGACGTCAAACCCAAACACATCACGTATGCTTTCCGTGGCGGGTGGTTGCCAGGCTTTTGGAGCAATATTTAATCTGTTGGTCAGTTGTGCCAGTGTGGATTTCAACACTTCAGCACTGGTATTTGTACCAGGCTTGTAGTACCAACGTCCGCCTTTGGACTGACGGAGTCCCAGTGCCAATAGGTCACTGTTGGTAAAACTGCGTCCGCCACGACCAACATCAAAGAAATACAAGGTATTGGCTGGACGTCCGCTTTCCGCTAGACCTTTCTTTTTGATGCTGAGTTGATCAGCAGGATTACCTCCACCAAACATACCGCCAAAAGCATCACGGGCTTGTTGTTTGGTATCTGCTTTTTGTCGTTTAACTACTGCTCGTTTACTGGTGATACCTTTAAGCATCTTGTCAAATTTTTTGTCACCTGTTGCTTCCGCCACACCTTGTGCAAATTCATTTAATGCACCACGCTCTTTGATCAATATGCTTTCTAGCAATGCTATGCTTCTCTCAGTTTTGATTGACTGTGCTTCACGCACAATCTTCTGCACCTGTTCTGTCACACCCAGTCGGTCATCAAATATGTCACGCAGCTCTGGGTAGGCTTCGCCATACAGGTCTGCAATGATCTGATCGCGATCATTGTTGTTGCCTTTGATATAAAACTCACGTATCTGGCTGGCCGAGTTAGCATCTCGACCACGCACTTTGAAGTTTACTGTGGGAGTTATCTCTACGTAAGCATGGTCAGTCATGGGTTTTAGCTTTTTGAGATTCTTGGGCATGGGTTGCAGATAACTGGGCGAGCCATCTCTTTTGGGGGCAAAATTAAAACGTTCTGCATCTTTGGCACTCAGCGCAAATATCAACACAGTGTTGGCTTTTTCTTCTTCAGGAATTTTGTCAGTGATTTCTCGACTTTGATAGGGATTAGTGACCTTGACCACATGCCCAGAGGGTATACCCAGGGTGGTGATCATTCGGACCTTGTCGCTAAAAGAGAATGGGCTGGTCACCGGTGCTTGCACACCAGTTGTGGCAATGTACACATGATCCTCACCATATTTTTTAGCAAGATATTCGTAGCTGGCACGATGCCCGCGGTGAAAAGGATGAAAGCGTCCGGGATATATTACAAGATAATTCATTGTAATATATTTATATAAAAAATCTAGTAAGAGGCAGTGACTGTGATATTACCAGCTGAAAAATTAGTTACCACTGCTCGTAACCAACTGAAGTTGCCTATCACAGAATTTGACACAGTGGCCGATGTGGGTGTAGCAGCATTGGCATGGTCAATGTCAAACCAAGGAGCCGAATCTATGGTATTGTTCAGCGTGGCTTGCACAGTGATGTTGCCTTGAAATCCATCCTGAGTATAGGTCAAAGTCTGTATATAACCTTGACCGCCATAATAGTTTGCCGCAGGTACTGCATACCCTACGATATCTGTTCCAGACGATGTAGTGGGTATGAGAACGACCGTGGTATAAATGGACATTATGCCTGTTCTACTTCTACAATGATATCTGTGCCAGCCAGCTCTTGTGCCACTGCAGTGAGCGCATCTTCCAAGTCTTTGGTAACAATCACTGCAATATCTTCAGTGTTGGATTTTAACAATTTGGAAAGTTTGATAACAATAACTTCTTCGTGTATTTTTGCCATAGTCAATTATTTATCTTGTATTATTTTAACTGTTTTTCTTATCAGTCCCGGACGAACCAAATTCAACATAGTCATCCATTGATCATCAGAATAATCAATGAAAAAATAATCAAAAACATAATTATGTAACGGTGCCCTTTTCAACCAATTTTGTAAGCCTGGACTTAGTTTTACATGATCTTGTTGATTGGCAAAAAAATTAGCAAGCATGTCTTTTTCATGAGAGGTTATAGCAAACTCTCGAAAATAACTGCGTTTTGTATGTTTAGAATTTTTTAATAGTATTGTGTCTCTGGGCCGATTAACATTTACTTGACTGTAAGTTTTGCTTGCAATAAAATCAAGTGCATCAACTTGGTCAAACAGTGCCAAACTATTTGTATATATTGTCAACCAATGATTATAATAGAACACCAGTTTATATTCATCAGTGATGGTCAATAAAAAATCACAAACTCGATGCAATTGAGCAATTGTTCTTGATCTATGATTAGGCATAGTTGACCAGTAGGCTTGCCTACGTTGTAAGATACGATCAATGGAATCATGCGACAGTTCTTTTCTCAGTGCATTTGCTTCCTTTAACGGAATGCTCATTGAGTACTGATACCGATCGTAAAATAATCGATCTTTGTCAACAGTTTTAAATTTTAGGTTTGAAGTGATCAAGTACAATATATCCTTGTTCGTTTACTACAGGCTTGGCGGTTTCTTCAGTGATAAAATCAATTTTGTCATCTTTCATGACAGCATGAATCGTACAATTTTCAAGACGATCAAATAGTATACGTTTGCTTAAAGGCACACGAATAAGTTCATCAATTTTCCTACCCAGTGGTCTGGCGCCCATTTTTTTATCGTAGCCTTTTTCGGCCAACATGTCAATTACAGATTCTGTTAGTGTTAATCGAATTTGTTTGGCAGCCAAACTTGTTTGTAGTTCTTCCACAAACTTGACCACAACTTTTTTCACTGCTAAAGTATCAAGTTTGGCAAACTTACACACGCGATCAATCCTGTTACGCAATTCTGGTTTGAAGAAGTCTTTCATGGCCCGATCTTCTTCGCCGGACTTTTCCAGCGCAGTGCTGAATCCAATACTGTTTGATTCATTGTCGCGAGCACCCAGATTAGACGTCATGATAATGATGGCATTTTTAAGATCAACTGTTTTGCCATTGCTGGAAGTGATTCTTGCTTCGTCCAGCATCTGCAACATGATGTTGATCACATCTGGATGTGCTTTTTCAATTTCGTCAAACAGCAATATACTGAATGGATTTTTGCTGATATCACTGATCAGTTTGCCGCCGCCTACATTTCCGTCTTCAAATCCCACATATCCTGGCGGAGCGCCAATTAAACTTGAAACAGTGTGTTTTTCTTGGTACTCACTCATGTCATATTTGAGCAGTTTCATATCGAGATTTTCCGCCAACAATTTGGCCAGTTCTGTTTTTCCTGTGCCAGTTGGGCCCAAGAACAAAAAACTAGCAATAGGACGTCCAGCATTACCAATCCCTGAGAAATTAATATACACTCTTTCAAGCACTGCATCCACTGCTTGGTCCTGACCATAAAGTTTTTGTTTGATATTGTTTTCTAGTTCCAGTATCTTGTTGCTACGTTCGTTTTGCAATCTGTCAATGGGAATATCAGTGATGTTGGCTAGTTGTGCCATGATCATCTCTCGGGTAATTGTGACTTGTCCTTGATCTTTGACACGTTCTTTGGCACATGCACCGTCAATGAGATCAATTGATTTGTCAGGGTTTTTTCGATCATGTATGTATCTACCCGATAATTCAACTGCAGCCGAGATAGCCTCTGTAGCAATCAACACATTGTGGAATTTTTCCAGTCTTGGACTCAGTCCAATGAGAATCTGTTCTGTGGTACTTGAATTTGGTTCATCAATGGCCACTCTGTGAAAACGACGCATTAGAGCACGATCTTTTTCAAATGACTCGTAGTATTCTTCCCAGGTAGTACTGGCCACCACTTTGAGATTTCCTTTGGTAATTGCTGGCTTCAACATGTTGGCAAAATCTAAATTGCTTTGTCCACTGCTGCCTGCACCCATCATGGTGTGTGCTTCGTCAATGAATAATATACAGTTTCTTTTGGCATCCAAAGCAGCAATGACCTGTTTGAATTTTTCTTCAAATTCTCCGCGGTATTTTGAACCTGCCAATAAACTGCCAATTTCCAAACTCCATACCTCGTAGCCTTTTAAAAATTCTGGAACTTTGTTGTTTACAATTTCCTGCGCCAATCCGTCAATGATTGCAGTTTTGCCCACACCAGGATCGCCTACCATGAGCACATTGGCTTTGAATCTACGTGCCAGTACTGTGATCATTTCTTCTAGTTCTGCACTGCGCCCAATCATTGGTTCAAGTTGATCACCTTTGGCCAGTGCAGTAAGATTAGAACAATATTCTTCAAGTATCTGCGTGGCCTGATTATCTGACATGACAGCAGTGACAGTATTGTTTGTGCTTTGCCAAAAATCAATGAACTCCTGTCCTTTGATTCCATGTTTAAGTAGGAAATAGTGTGCGTGGCTATTGGTTTCGGCCAGCATGGCAATCATCAAATCGACCACAGATACCTGTCGACGTCCAGTGAATAATACCTGAGTAAGAGCTCGATTAAACACTCTTTCCAGTGAGTTTGTTTTTCTAGGTTGAGGTGCAGGGTCTTTGATCAAACTGGTCAAACTGTTGATATATGCATTCAATTCTTGATCAAATAATTTTACATTGACACCATATTTGTCTAGTGTTGATCGAAAAGTGTCGTGTCGTATCAAGGCCAACAACACATGTTCAGTGAGCACGTATTCATGTTTGCATGAGTAGGCAATGGTCACTGCAGATTCAAGTATTTGCTCAATTTCGGGATTGTTTTGCATGTGTATGTAGATTGTATTTGTTGCAATTTGTATTGTACTTTGATACCCATAACTAGTGCAACCTATTTGGTGTATTTATAGTGCCAAGATTAGTCATGCCAATCAAACATGCACTGCTCCGACAGTGATAAAAATCTATCTTGATACGGCAAAAAAATTTCAGCAAGATCATTCATTGATTTGGATTGATCCAACAATTCACTTATGTGTATGTTGTCGATCAGGCACAATGCATGGCACCATGCCAACCATAATAGACTTTGTCTGTTGCCATAATGATCATTGGGACGCAGGCATGTGCTACGATAATTTGCAATGCTGGACAAACAGTATTCCACATTGTGACTGTAATCCAACTGCAGGTTGTCCAACAAATCAAATAAATTATGTATAAACAATTTTGGTTGTTGAAAAATTAAACTGTAGTCTAAATTGATATTTGTGCAATAGAATTTTTTAAAATCGTTGTTGCTCACAAAGTGTCTGGCATTGTCTGTTAGATTATGAAACTGATCAATCATACTCAGTGATTGATAGTCGTAGATATTTTTATTGTATCTTATCTTGTGCGAATCGTTGATATACAGATTAAATGAATGCGTGCAAGAAAATAGTATTTTACGTTTCCATTTTGACATATCAAGCAAGGTAGGAACATTGGGTTCATACCATTCAAGTCCATGGAAAAAATCAATGCTGTTGGATTTTTTTTCTTTGTCAAATACCAAATCAACTGTTGGCAACGTATAATCATTGCTTTCTAAATGATAGATAAGATTATGTAGCCAGCTACCTCCACCTCCGTGCGGATAAATTATAACTGCCTTTTTCATGTTATCTTTTTTGTTTGATTATTTCTAATATTTCAGTTGGTATATTTTCTGGAATACGTGCTTGTATACTGACCAAAATATCTCCGGCCACACCAGACTTTGATTTCAACCCTCTTCCTTTGATGCGCATCTGTGTGCCAGGTTGTGTGCCTGCAGGCACTGTTAAGAGTAGTTCTGTGCCTAGCATGTCGGTGAATACAGTGTCACAGCCCAAGATCAAATCCCAAATCACCAAGTTATGAGTGGTAACCAAGGTCAGTCCTTGTCGATGCCAACGAGGGTGCGGATGTATTCGATATGTTATCAAAAGATCCATACCGCCTGGGCCTATGCCTGCATAATGCACTGTATTGCCGTCTTCAATGCCAGGCGGAATCTCAATTTCTACTGCCAAGGTACCTTGACTAGTGCCCACACTGACTGTTCTTTGTCCTCCTTGTGCCACATCCATAAGGGTAATCCAAAGATCCATCCTAGCATGTTGAGTTCTTTGTTGACCAGGATGTTGGAATCTTGTGCCAAACATGTTGAATATTGTATTGAAGTCAAAAGGCCCGTTATTATGGAATTCAAATCCTGGAGGCATTTGTTGGCGAGGATTGTCATAGGCAGCACGTTTCTGAGGATCACTCAGTGCGGCATAGGCTGCTTGTATGGCTTGAAATTTTTGAGTGTCACCACCTTTGTCTGGATGATATTGGCTGGCCAATTTGCGATAGGCTCGTTTTATTTCGTCGGCACTGGCATGACGGTCGACACCTAGTGTTTCATAATGATTAGACATGTAATTCAATGTATCTTGTATGGTATTCTTTGATGTACTCTGCTTTGAAATCGTCAAATCCTAGATATTCATACAGCATTTCAACTTGATCCAGAAATTTGTTTGTATCAAATACAGTACTATCTATGTCAAAATCAAACCCTAATCCTGCTGGTGTGTATCCCAGTGATGTCCAGTCATTGTCATAGTTTAGTTTGTTATTTTTTTTGGGTAATGCAGATTTTGCAAACTTTTCATTGTTGACTAAACATACATGCTTTATAGTGGGCCAGTAAGATTTATAATATTCTGATGCAGCAAAATTGTGCACTGTCAATGTCATCCATAGGTTTTGTTTGGCTAGTGTATAGATATCTGGATTAGATACCGGAATATAATTCCTAAAATCAAATAGTCCAATACCGCAGGGATCATCTTTGTCCATTTCAAAGGCCAACCAATTTTTAACATTGTCCGGATCTGGAATAGTTCTAAGTATAAATTTTAATTTTTGTTGGTAAAATAATTGATTGATATCCTGCCGGAAGTTTATTTGCCAGCTAATATGATCAGCATTAGGCAACACACAATGGCGGCTCATGCCCACACAGTTTTGCAGCATTTTGCCACCGGCACCAGCGGGAAAATTAAAAATAATGACTTGGCCGTCTGGAATCAAGCAAGAATGTATCATATCAGTACATTAATTATACTGACTGAGTATGCCAATTACTTTTTAGCTGGCTTTTCTGGAACTGCTGTGCCTTCCAGTTTTTTATGCACTTTTATAGTTTTGCATTGTTGCACAGTTTTTCCGCGCTTGGCAACATCTTTGCAGACTTGTTTGGATTCACCGCCGGCATGAGCTAGTGTTGCTAAACTCAGTGCAATTAAAATTATAATTTTTTTCATTGTCATTCCTTAGATTGGCGGAAACGCAGTGGCTGCGGGACCAATTGGTTTTGCTCCAGGTGCTGGAGCAGGTGCTCCTACTCCCGAAGCCGACACACTAGGTGCGCTTCCAAAGCTGCTTCCGCTACTCCCAAACGCTGTCGCTCCAGAGCTTGTACTTGCACCAAACCCTCCTGAGACTGGTGTTGAACCAAAACTGCCACTGGAGCCGCCGAATCCTCCTGACGTCGACGAGCCAAATGCTGAACCCCCGCTTGTTGAACCGAATCCATTTGATGATCCTCCAAAACCTCCGCCCATACCGCCCATTCCTGGTTGGTTACTTACACTAACTTGTCCTTGCCCTGGAGGAACATATGTAGTACCTGCCCCTTGCGGGAAGCTCATACCGCCTCCGGCAACACCGCCCATTTTTTCTTGTGTGCGACCATATGCACTGATACCAATCACTGCACCCATGGCAATGTGAAACAAGCCAGCACCTTGCAGAGTCAATGGTTGCCATTGGCTAGTGACTTGACCGTGATCGTATGCCTGTAACAAGCTCCACAAGATAGGAAATCCTACAAAATCCATGGTACAAACCAACATATACATCCAACCCATCATTGGGCGCCATTTGGAATTCATCCAATCTTCTTTTTTCTGTTCGCTTTTGGTGGGCTTATATTCTTGTTCTTCGGCCATTGCAGCTCCTGTTTTTGTTCTAAATATTTATTATTTTTGGTGAAGTTATGTGTTATGTATTTGTTACACCCCAAAAGCCTAAATATTAGCTTATGGACAAAAATAATAGTTTTACTGATTGGATTTTAGAAATGCCTCTTCGAATATTTTTTTGGGGACTAGCAGGAATTTGTCTATGCTTATGGACGGTGGCTATTGTTGTTCTTGTGATTTATCTTCGCTTGGCAAATCCTCACTAGCTTCTTTGGCTCGCTGTGAATTCACAAAATCTTGTTGATGTTTGATATAATATTCATCGTCAGCTTTTTGTTTAGCCTGCCATTCTTCTAATTCCAATAATTTTAATTTTTTTCGTTCTTCGCGTTTTTGTTCAAGTACAGCGGGTTCTAATTCAGGCCAACGTTGACGTCTATCGTGCGATATCCAAGCCATTAATAATATCATAGTGATTACCAAGGCAAAGGCTATCCCTCCATAACTTAATTCTGTCATGTACAATTTGAATCGTTGTTTTTTTCTTGCTGCTATTCTTTCTTCATCTCGCAGTTTTTTCTTGAGCAAAATTGTTTGTTCTGCTCCTATTGATTTCATCATTTCACTGACATCGGTCCACAAAGCACCCAATTCAGGAGGAGCATTGTAGATCATCATTTCACGCAGTTCAATTTTCATTTGTTCAAGCTGTTTCTTCATCAGCACTAGTTGCAATGCTCGTTTGCCTAGGCTTGATTCACCTTCGTATAACTCTTCTCTATTTTTGCGTTCTTCTTCTTCGATCACTGTCATGCACTTGGTCATAGCATCAAAGAATTCACCAAGATAGTTGCCTAACTCTGTATAAATGCCAGCTGTTTCGCCTTGTTTTTTGTTTAGATCAATGACACGATTTTTTTCTGCCACATATTGATTTTTAACTTCGACACTGACAGGAGTGCCAGGAGGATGCGCTTTGTGAAATTGATCGTCAAGATCCTTGAGGACGGCTTTGACATCGCCAGCGGCACCTTTGATGTCTTTGTAAAGTTGGCAGCCTTTTTTAACAGCTGCTACTGCTCCGTTAGCTAGAGCAAATAGCGTTAGTGGATCCACACTCCGGGCTCCTTAGAACCAGAGGAACACACCCTGTGCTGAAAGTAATAGACCCAGGCCAGCTACAAAAAAGCTACCCCAGAACATTTCCATACTTACTGCCAAGATGCTTGCGGATAATACAACTATTGATAATTGATATAGAGTGCTTGCAAATCCAATCCAGGGACTTTGCTTTTTGGCATGGTCGCGTTCGGCTTCTAACTGTTTGGCTTTGGCAATGAGTTCTCGCTTGCCTTCGCCGGTAGCAGGCTCGCTTTCGTAACGGGCAATTTTTGCTTCAAGCTTGGCAATTTTATCTGTGTCTTTGCGTACCACTGCATCATCTAGACTTTGTTCGGCCAACATCTGTTTGATACTTTTGGCTTCATAAAAGCTCCACACATCATTGGCTGCAATGGTATTGTTCAAAGTTATGCTGCTTAATTTGCCACCGTACCAAGAATTAACTGCTAATATTAAAGCAAAAATACTGATTACCATGCCAGCCTTGTCTTTTATGCGGGCCTCGCGTTCACTTCGTGATCCCACAGGGGGTTTGACCGCGTTGGGATCTAGTGGTTGTTTAGTAATTAGGTTTAATACCGAATCTAATAATGCCATTGCCGCTCCTTGTTATAGTTATAAACTATATTTACACAAGACTAGCTAGACTTATAAGCCCTGTTATTGCAGTATTCAAATATTCCATAGCTTGCATATTGTCTATACTACGATGTATCATGGCAATCCTTTGCAGGTCTGCTAGAGTCTGGAGATATTCATCTTTAGTAATTTGTCCTGCTTTGAACAGTTCGGTGTACTGATTTGCCTGTTGGGCAGTTGATTGTACATCTGGATCTTGTGATCCACCATATGCTGATTGCAGTTGTTGTTGATATTGTTCTACACTCATCTTGGTCTGGCTCCTATGATTTTCTGCATGTAATCCGCAGATGTTTCTACATTTTCAAATTTGATACGACAAAAAACTGAACTCACGGTAGTTTTTAAGTATTGTTTTGATAACCCTTGTGCAATGGCATCAAGTTCAGTGCTGGCCACAATAACATCCTTGTTCTTGGGCACATGCTCACTGTAGAGCACAAACATGTGTGTTTTTGATGCCAAGTTTACAGCATTGACTCTACTGGTGTCTGTGTCGCTGCAGTCAGTCTTTGCTTGTTGTGCATCCGATCTAATTTCTGTTATGAGCTTGTATTCGTTGGGATCATACTTGGTCATTGTGTAAGCGTCATACAGGGCACAACCGTTCAACAACAGCACAGATAATAATAAGAGTTGTTTCATTGTTGTAGATTCTCAAAGATAGCTTTTTGCGAGCGGTACCATTCTTGCCATCCTTTTAATTTTTCGGCTACTTCGTAGTAGGTGCCGTAGTTGACAACGACGGTGTCAAGGAGCTCACTGGCTTTAACAGTGGAGGGGGTTCCATCAGTGCTGGAGGCACCTCCGGCCACTTCATTACGACTGGCACTGTCGTGGAGCACGACTGTAGACTGAGGCAAAGTACAACTGGCATCAAGTTGTTTGCCCACAACTTCTTTAATAATTTCTCTGTTTTGATAGACATTTTGTTTAATGACCTTTATGCGAGTTATTACTCTTGTTTGAACAACTGTATTTACTTGTTGTGATTTTTCTTCGGCTACTTTGACACGATCTTCTATTTCTTTGACTTTGTCTCGCCAGATCATCTCTGTGCCATAACTGCCAAACAAGTAGGCACCTGCCACAAGCATAACCACACCCAGTATTTCAACAGGAAGTCTGTATATGTCTGGTAGTTTGTAAAGTCGAGGTAGCCAGTCCATGACCTTGCTAATCGCATACAATGCAAATCCCAATGCAAACAATATATAAGTTATCCAGATAAAAAATCCATCTGGAATAAAACTTATAAGCCAACCTAATGTACTCATGTCATGATCCTAATATTTGCAAGGCATGATTGTACCGTGCAGTACGATCGTCCAGCCCTAGTGTACCGCCATTGATGATTTTGGTCATCTTCACAATGTCACCGGCATCAGCACAGGCATTTAAATTGTTGTTTTCCCAAAACCAACAAGCTGATTGTATGGCTCCTTCAAATGTCTGAAGATAGGCCGGAATTTGACTGATATCAGTCTGTATGCTGTCAGCAAAAGCCTGATAGTTGTTCTTGCCTGTCAATTGAATAAGTCCGCGTCCACAATAGTTCCAGCCATCGCCGGATGCTTCATCACCATTGCCCATGCGACCTGCATAGGCTCTGTTGGCAATCTTTTCTGGTTGATGCGCATAGTCATTGGCATTACTGGCATTGAAATAGTGTGGCCATACATTGCAAAGTGTTTCTGGACGATAGTTAAGGTTTTCATGCAGTGCAGTAAATCCACCAGATTCGTGAGCGCACTGTGCTAAAAATGCTGCAGTACGTTGTGGAGTAATTATATCATAATCTGGCAATATTTTGTTAAGTGCCTCACACCAGTGCTCTATGTAAGGATTGCCCGGAAGTATTTGTGATAGTTGTTGCTGATTAATCTGCATTGATAATCCTTGATTCGTAAGCAAGTATTTATTCTGACTATAAATAAAATTATGAATGTATTGATATTAACGCCAGATCGGGTAGGCAGCACCTTACTACAACGATTAATTACTGTGTATATGGTAGCACACAAATTTGATCGTCCGGTTATCAATCTTCATGAATTATTGAATGGTCTACACCGCTACTACAGCACGGTATTTCATCAAACGGTTTTAGGGCCATGTGGCAGGCCAGGAAAATTTAATAATAGTAAACACCAGACTTTGTCTGAGATTACCGAGCATTTACGGACTGTTGAGCATTACAAAACTTCCAGAATGGCTCATTATCATATTATAAATCGTGCAGACACAATCGCTGATCAAATTCCTTTTTATAATTATATCAATGACAACTTTTTTATTATAAGTGCTCGCCGACGAAATCTATTAGAACATGCCCTTAGCTGGTGTATTTTTTTAGAGTCCAAACGACTTAATGTGTACAGTCATCAAGAAAAAATAAATGTGTTGGCCAGTTTGTATCAAAATAAAATTACCGTTAATCCTGCAACTCTTGGACACTATCTGTATGTTTATAAAGATTACTTAGATTGGGTAGACCGTCATTTTCATGTAAACACTTATTTTAACTATGAAAACGATTTGCCAAATATTGAAAAGTTCATTTTAAATTTAAATATTTTCAATGGACAATCTAGTAAAAAAACCTGGAAAGATATTTTCAAAGTTGAATTCAACGACTGGAATCGTTGCCACTATTTAGGCAGTGATCTCAGTGGAATAGGTCAGTTGATAGACACAAAAAAATCACCATTGTTAACTTATGATACGCCCGAACTAACTTTTGAAAATTTACAATTACAAAGTATTGCACAAGAAAACATTCCACAAAATTTAACTCTTGCTGATCAAAATTTTATCTTAGAGCACGGAACTAGCTATAAAAACAGCATTACTGCCATTGATGAATTAGTCAGGGATGGTATAATGCCAACCGGAGTGCCAATCAAATTACAAACCATGCTGGAAAAAAAATTATTGATAAAAAACTTTGACGAATGCGTGGATGCTTATAATTTCTGCATGACCGACGAACATAGCCTAATCAAAGGTATAGGCGAACCTTACAACCAATACGACATTAACCAACTAGCCTATGATGAAATTCAGCAGTGGCATATCACACCTAAATTAACTTGATCAATTGATTGACTAAATGCGTGGCAGTTTTGATGTCATAATGATGCCCGTCTCGGGCTAGATCTAAATTATCAAAATAAGGCACTACCTTGGTTGCTGGTAAAATGCTTTCAATTATAGATTGTAAATTGTTGCTTTTAGTAAAATTGGGAATAAAAGAATGTATTATTTTTGTATTTTGATTAGCAGCATTGACACTGGTCAAACAATCATTGAAATTTTCTAAATCTTGTTCTATTGTAGATCGGGTGTCGGTTCGCCTACGTTCTTCGTCGGTATAAGATGGATCAACCCAATGAGATGCTATTTTTTCTTGCATATAATCCGGTAATTTTTTAGAGTCAACAACTGTTTCGCAGTCAGGCCACCCGGGTTCCCGGAACATAGTGTATAATTCTCTCCAACCACGGTCTGCTTCTTTTTCCCATATTTCCTGTTGACTTATTTCTCGTCGATGTAAGTAACTCCAATGTAGTATGATATATTCGGGATTAATTTCTTTAAGAATGTCTACAGTTTTTCTTGCTATCCATGTGTTACTTGCACCGTCCATGCTTACGTTAATGGTTTTAATACTAGTTCGTTTTTTTAATATGTAAGGCCATGCATGATCAGCAGGGCATCCCATTCCTTCTGTAAAACTATCTCCCACACACCATATGGCCGTTTTTAATTGATCAATATCATTGGGCCACTCTACGTCACGAAAACCTCGGCTGTTATATACATAGTCAAATGTATAGGGGTACGATTTAAAATAATTTTTAATTTGACATTGTTCTAAACTGTCCATGCCACTGAACTGCCAGTGTTGATTGGCACGAGTAGTTAATAACAAATCTGGAAGTATCATATTTTCAATAGTGTACCAGCAATTATTTTTGCCCAGCGTTTGGAATCTTGTTCCGTAACACGGAAATCATATTTTTTGGGCGGTACAAATAATTTGTTTGTGTCTGCAAATCTACCTTCAGATACAGTATCTACCCAAATAGTCCATGCAGGATCAAATAAATTGCGTTGTTCTGGCAATGGTGCAACAAAATCACAAATAGCAAACTCAGCAAGTGATAAACCTGTTAATATTTTCATACGTCCAGCTTGACGAATGCGTCCTTCGTGACTAAAATCCCAGTCGTTGTATTGTTTACGGACATCGTCGGCATTGAACCATGTTACAATTTTATCTGCTTGTTGTAATTCTAGTTTAAGACTATTTGCTAAGGTAGTCTTCCCAGATCCAGGTAAGCCCATTATTAGTATACGTTTGGTCACTTTAATCTTTCTTGTCGAGTCGGTCGGCATCCAGCCAAAATTAGTTCATCTAACCAGTGCGATTCTATGTGTTTTATATATTTGTGATTGGCATCTTCTGTGACAAATTTCATCAGACGTTCAGGATCTGTGACTACGGGAAATCCCAACAGTTGACCAACCCAGTGTACGTAATGTTCTTTATGTAAGAAGAACGCTTCATGATCCAAAAAATGCACAGGAAAGTCAGAATTCAACAACACATTGTAATAATAATCTTGTGCAATAGGTGTGGTATGCTCCTTGCGTACTCTGAGTTGCTGAACTTGATTGATATTTTGGTCACGAACTATGATAGCAATTTGTACTTCTAAACCAAACAACTGTGCTCGATTGGCCACTTCAAGAATTTTAGGAACATGTCTTACACCATTGAAGAAAAATGGGCAACTAACATTGGCCAAGAAATAATCTTTGTTGCTTTTCTTAAAAAACCCTGGAGTTAGTTTATCTGGATCTACCCAAAATTCAGCAAAAGGTTCTTCGTCACTAGGTATCCAGTAGTTGTCTAATAGTTCCGACCATCCTTCAACATCAGGATGCATGCTCAGCACACGACTAAAAAAATGATTGCCTGACCCTTGTGGACCAGTTACGATCAATAGTTTTTTCATGCAATCACAAAAAGTTGTTGAGCCAGTGTCTGCAAAAATTGTTCAGTCTTTGCAGTTTTAATTCCTGTAATCTGTAGTGTGACTCTGGGATAGAATCCAGCATTGGCTGTTGAGTGTGGAATATTTTCCCAGTCAAAAGTTGTCACACTGCCGGCCTGCCAGTGGCTCCAGTTATAGGTGCCATACTGCCAAAACTGCCCCATTTCCCAGTCAGTGAGTTGAATAAAATATCTTCCCACACGATCTGGATCGCTAGGAAACCACTTGTACAATTTATCAATATGCAGATTCCAAACTTGTCCTGGCATCTGCACGTGTATGCGATTCATTTGATCTTCTAGTGCAAACGCATCTGCAATCTTTTGCAACCGGTCAGACAATTTCCAGGCAAGATTGGTAATAATCATCTTGGGATCTGCTCCCACACGTTCAATGTCGTATTCTTCTTCTTCTAGTTCTGGACGTGGCACATCAGTAGCTTCGCCTTTGAATCCTCTGGTTTCCCAGTTGGCTGGTCGGGAATCTTGAACAATGGCTTCCACATCTTGAGAGAAGTCTGTTTGGATGCTGCCTAGTTCAGTGATTACATCATTTTTTTGATCTGCAATGGTACTATCAAAGTGATATGTGCTTTTTTGTTTTAGTTTATCCCAGCTGCTTTGTTTCATATTACTGTTACCCTTATGTCGTCCGCCCCGTAGTTTTGTTCATACTCTGCAGGCGGCGGTTGTATATTTAACGCTTTGGCCAAGTCCCTATTAGTATTCACAATATACCCTTTGTACCGCCATATGGCAGTTTGTATTGCTCGATTTTGTGCAGGTATAATCTGAGACATTGTGCGTAAATCCTGATAGTATTGATCATATTTTGGATATGTGATAGTAAAATGACCGCACTTGACCCACCAACCCAGGCAAGCATCATCTGGACGTTGCACTAACACAATGGGACAATCTGGCCAGTAGTTTTTTAAAAAATCAATGTTGTGTGCAAACACATGACTTTTAATGATACGTACTCCTTTACCTGTAAACGGACGATCAAATTCTGCTTCGCAACGTTCTCGTGTGTAGCGATCAATTTCATTAAAGAAACCACCAAACTCCATACCTGGATCAAAGTAGGCACCCATGTGCATGAGTTGCATGGAGCCCGATGCATCGTGATAATACGTTCTTGTATCACTCCAGTCCGAACGATCAATTTCAGGACTGTAGTAGATGTTTTTGCTTACACTACTCCATTTTGATCCTGGAGCACCGGTCATAAAGATATATTTCATTCTTTGGTCAAATCAAGTTTTTCAAGCACTGGTAAAAATGTGGTGCGTAGAGAATTCATTTGCTTTCTTAGGCCTTCGGGAGTGAGTTCTTTCTCTTCGTAGAATATTACATTGGCATCCATAAATTCTTTATACTCAGGACTTTTGATAGCAGCCACAAAGTTTTTAGTGTACCACTCAACTATGTCTTTTGGTGTACCCTTAGGTAGTTCGATACTCCAAGCAGCATAGACGTTGATGCCAGGTGCCACATCTCGCAACAAAGGCACATCAGGAAATTGTGGCATTTGTCTTGTGCCAGTAAATCCAATCGCACGGACTTTGCCTGCGTCTACCAATGGTTTGGCAACTGCAATGGGCATGATACCAAACTCTGTTCCAGTCTTGCCATCATACTGTGCCACACTCTGTACCGCTGGTGCTGGTCCGTTAAATTTGATAGGTTTGACCTGATCTCTGTTACCGTTGCCTTTTTCCATCAAATACTCAAATGCCGTACGATGTGCTCCGCCTCCAACTGCTATATTAATGGGTCCAGAGGTAACACGGATAAGTCGTATAAATTCTTCCGGGGTAGTAATTGTACTTTTTGTGCTGGCCACTAATACCAACGGCGATTTACCCATAGTGAGTACATCAACAAAATCATCGTACTTGAACTTTTTAACTTTCTTTTCCCAAATATCATTGGTCACATATGTGCTCATGTGACTTGGAAGATTAATTGTGTATCCATCTGCTGGCTCTGTTAAAAACTTATTTTGTGCAATTACGCTATCGGCACCAGGAATATTTTGTACCACATAAACAAATTTAGGATCCGTTTTTTGTACAATCTCTGCTAGTTTTCTAAATGCAATTTCATTGCCGGCACCGGGTAAGTTGCCTATAATAACTGTAACTGGTTTGGTGGGTTCCCAAGCCTGCGCTAATACACATGCGGTAGCAAGTATTAGTGTTAGTATTTTTTTCATTTGTTTTCCTTAAAAAGTAAAGTTTCAATTTCGTCTGGTATCCATGGCTGATCCATGCGTTCTGGGTGCCAGACCACCCCTGCTAATGTTCCATCTATCCAGGCTTCTATGTGTCCTAGTTCATCTGTGCACAACACAGTTCCTGTTTCATGCAATTTGTCAATGGCTATGTTGTGAAAACTATTGACAATTTTTACATCTCCAAAATACATCACTGGATGCAATTGTTCCATGTGTAAATCTACATCCACAACTGTTCCGCCTAGTAAATTGGTTAGTAAAAATGCCCCGTGACAAATGCCTACTACAGGTTTACCACGTTGCATCATGGCCGACGCTAATTTTGTTTCTACTGTTCTTCTTATAGTGTTATCATCACCACCAGTGATAACAAATGCGTCTAGTGTGTCTGCTGTCTGTTGGAAATTTTGATCTAAACTGTTGGGAATAAAAAAGAGCGTATGCCCGTTCAAGTATGAATACCATCCATGCTCGATTGAGTCGTACGCTCTTCCCCGATGATATAGGATTCGTTGACTGAGTCCTATCTTCAAATTACCATCCGTATGCGTCAGCAACAAGCTCGCGGCCAGATTGGGCAGCAACTGTGTTCCGGCATGAAATTTCATAAAGGTCTCGACGCATATCAGCTACCAAGGCCTGGATGCGATCAGCATTTTCTTCAGTGACCAATTGCTCTAATTTACGTGCACCAATTTTGCTGTGGAAACCTTCGTCACGGGCGATCTTGGCATAAGCACCAGAAATAAATTTATCTTCAATACAATCTGCCATCTGATCCCATACTGCCTCCGCACGGCCTTCAGCAACCAATTGATATGCAGCCAATGCCACTGGATCAGTTTCTGCACCATATTTGGCCAACAAACCAGCACCTTTGGCAGTGGGCTTGGCTGCTTCACGAGCAATAGCGGCGGCTACATCAACTGGAGAACCTTGGATATGCTCAATGACTTCTTTGACCAAACGGAAGTGAACTGCTTCGTCGTGTGCTTGCTGAGTCAACAACTGCAATTCAACTGGATCTGCATCGGCACCAAGTTCTGCAACTTGACGGCTGATTTCAACCATGTTCATACGCTCATTGACCATACGGCCAATAAAGTGCTCTACCAATTCGGCTTGTGCTGGCTTGCTGTCAAAGTAGGCTTTGACATTGTGTTTGCTGGCTTCAAACAATGCTTGGTTGTCTTCAACAATCTTGTTGACAAAATCTTTTGCGTTCATATGTTCTCCTTAAATATATATGAAAAAAATACAACAGGACAAAATTTTTTGTACCTGTTGTAATTTTATTTATCAATTTTGAAATTTTTTACTATACCAGAAAAATTATATGATCCTACCTGATTTTTTACTACCATCACGTCAAAATAAAATTTGGTCAGAATCTGGAATTGATACCATCAATAATTGTCATGATAAAAGTCATTTCAAAAAATATCCATATCCCATCACCTATCATTACAACAGTCGTGGGTTTAGAGACGCAGAATGGCCCCAGGAAATTTCTGACCTAGAAAATTCTATTTGGTGTTTTGGAGATAGTTTTACAACAGGCGTAGGAAGTCCGTTGTCACACACATGGGTTAATATTTTTCAACATAGGCTTAATAAACGTTGTATAAATGTCAGCATGGACGGGGCTAGTAATTATTGGATTGCCCGAAAGATATCAAGGGTTCTTGATAAAATAAAACCCAAAATAATAATTATTCATTGGAGTTTTTTTACTCGTTACGAATTGGCCGACTCAGGGCTTGATGATGAAAAACGCAGATTAAATTTTCATGATCTTGAATTGACATCATTGCAATTGTTGTGTAATTTCAACAAACTTGTGCAAACTATTGAACAAACAAAACAGAACACAAAAATAATACATTCTTTTATTCCAGGATGGGCAGTGGGTACCACAGTTCAGGACGAATGGAATAAATTACGCGGTCCTGACTGGCCTGAATATCCTGCCAGCCAGCTTGAGATGTTTGTTCAAACAGAACTACAAGCATTTGGTTACACTGGGTTTTTTGAACTGTACTCTGAATTGTTGGCTAATCGATTGTATGTGCCTGAATTTATCAAATTGGATTTGGCCAGAGATGGTTTTCATTATGACAAAATCACTGCAACAAAATTTGTTGATCAACTTGAAAACTTAGTTCTAAATCTTGATCGAGCATAATTGACGCCAATTCATTGTCAGTGTACATGGTTCCAAAGTTATTTTGTTGACTCCATGTATTGTACCAATCCAGGCATTGATCAAAGTTTTTTATTATTGATTTTTTTTCTCTTAGTGATTGCAATTTCAGTGGAATTCCTGTGACCAAAAATCCATCACTGACCAGTTTTAACAGTTGAATATTTGTGTTGACATATAGGGTCAAGTTTTTTTCTAAAAAAGTGTATTCTTCATCAGTTACGCTCAGTGACGTTTCGTCAAATAACTTTTTTATTTCATTATCAATGGTGATTGGCAAATTATCAGTGTAGTTGACATATTCCATGGCAGTTTGTGGCCAGTCAGGTCCTTTGAGTTGATTCCATACTTCTTCGCTGATAGGTTTAGTAAGTATTTTGATTTTTTTTGTAGCAGTGGCACGATCAAGTAATTTTAAATTAGGCAAAATTCTATGGCAAGCATTCCACGTGTTAAAATCTTGCCCAAACATTTCCTTCCAGGTATTATTGATATTGTTTTGCATGAAATCCAAATTCAAAATATATTTTTCAATGTTTTTTACATCAATGTCATAGTTCCAATATGACTGTATATTAAAATTTGTATCCGCCCATGAGATATAGTTTTTATAATTGTCAAGATGATGCAGTAATGTTTCTTTAGGAACACTGATTTTGTTTTTGTATATGTTTTGAAAAACATTTATTTTTTCTTCAACATTATACACATTTAGACGTTTGCTTTGTCTTTGAATGCCCCAACTTATGGCATGTTCAAACAAATTCTCTCTACGGCAACTTATAATGTAAAAATTATCATTGAGATATTCGTAAAATTTTATTTGATCTGCAATGGTATCAGCTCGTCTAACTATGTGATAGTGTGCAAGTCTGGTAGTTTTATAGTGATCCACTGATCCAAGTAAATCCTGCACCTGGTCAAGGGTTTGATAGTATCCACTGCTATAAGTACCTTTGGGTTTGCCTAATACTTCTTGTTGCAGTACATCATTGTAATACTTTACCAGTCCATTGGTTAATTCATGTAGATTTATCACTGGTTTATCAAAACCCTGGCGTAGCATATACACTGTCAATACTCGTTGCAACAAAGTTGATCCAACTCTATCAGGTGTTAATATTAGAACATTCATAAAGTATTTATTGGGTCCATTTTGTCAAGAAATTATTCAATCAGTGTTTATTTTAACTACATAATGTTATGAACACAAAAATTTTTAATCTATTGTTGAAAAATTTACAAACTACTTTTAATTTACCCAAATATAAAAATATTATATTTGATCGTGATACTGTGGTTGACAAATTGCCTTGGACTCCAGCAAGGTATCAAAAATTCAAAGATTCTGTAGAAGCCGAATTAAGTTTGCCATGTGACTATATGGGTACTCTGGAAGATATTGTGGCTGATCTAAGCGAACGTTACACTCATCGTTTCTTTGCTGAGATTTGGAAGCCAAGAACTGGCGATTATGATTACACAGGCTGGGCCTTGGTCGAAGAAATCAACAAACAAGATCCTCAAAATGTACTAGATGTGGGCTGCGGATATCATCCATTCAAAGGTCGTATTAAAAATTTAATAGGTATTGATCCATACAACAATTGTGCTGATTTTGAAGTTGATATTTTAGATTATAAAGTCAAACACAAGCATGACCATATATTGGCATTGGGATCAATCAATTTCAATAGCCAGGATGAAATTGAAGCCAGATTCAGTCATTGTGTAGATTTATTAATGCCAGGAGGTAAGTTTTATCTCAGAGCCAATCCGGGTATTGCACACAAAACTGGGCCTTATGTAGATATATTTCACTGGACTTTTGAAATAGTAAATGAATTTGCAGAAAAATACAATCTCAAACTGTTGGAATTCAAAAGAGATGGCAATGAGCGCCTATATTTTTCCTATCTAAAGCCTGAATAATATATTGAGCTGCTGACTGATGTGCCTGCTCCAATGGATGCCAATTTTGGGTTTCTGGATATTGGTGTTTTCTGCTCCACTCCAAAAAGGTCAATTCGTCAAAAGTAGTCATAAAAGGTTTGATTTGTTGTTGTAATTCTTCTATGGCAGGACTGGTATTCCACTGGTTGTCAAACAGTAAATTATCCATGTACGTCATAATGAACGGTATTTTTTTCTGTTCGAGCAAATTAATTGCTTGTTTGATGTACAACAAGCTTAGGAATTTGTCTTTGAGCTCAGAGTGCAGGTCTCGATAATAGATTTTGGCAGTTTCTGTTGAATCAATTGGCATAAGTGTAGCCCAGGGTTGGCCGGGCCAAGTTGGTTTTTCAACACAGTAGTCAAATCTATCAATCCATGACCAACCAATCACACACAGGATTTTTTCATTGACTTCTCCTGCTAAATTACTCATGAGTCTTTCTAGAATTTGCAGGTTGCCAGACCCTGGTCTGGCATACGTGGCATATTGATAATTATAGTGTTTGGCTAGCAATGCCGGCCATGTTAGTTGACTGCCGGTGGCATATGATTTGTGCCTACCATCGTCGGCCAATTCACTGCCAAAAATAAAACTACATCCAAAACTTTTAATCTGCATAGGCAAATATATAGCCTGTAATCCTATATTGATTAAATTCCTGCAGCGCTTTGTATGGCTCGAATTATTGGATCGTCTTTTTCGTAGATAGATTTGGTAGGCAATCCTGCTGCAATTCTGACTTCGTTGAGATCTTCGTCGTGTACTTTACGATATGCCTTGGGACTCAGTGGTACCATGTTTTCAAACGCATCTCTAGTGAAAGCAACTTCTTTTCCTTTGTAGTGCATGATCCAGTCTTTTGGCTCAAATTCTGTCAAGGTATTCAAATCAGTTAGTAATGTTTCTACATGGCCAGCGGCAGTGCTTCGTCGACGTATTTCCACATAGACCAAAAAACGGTTGGGGCGAATTTCGCCGGGACTTTTATCTGCATCAACCACAAAGTCATAACCTTTTTCAAACCAGTTCATAAGGTCTTTGGCAGCCTGCTGATCACGTACAAAAAAACTAAGCACAATGATGTCATCGTCATCGCCCATTTTACTTGAAAACTCGTCAACATGGATCGTGGGTTTTAACAAACCCTCAAGATCCTTGTAACCTAGGCTTTCAAATAGCCACTGAGGGTTGGATGGCTGCGGGTTGTTGTAGTTGTTGTGCATTTTGTTGTTGTGCATTTTTAGTCTGGAATGTTTGTTGATCAAGATCTTGCTCGTAGGCACTGTCAAGATCTTCCAGATCAATGTCTTGATCTTCAAGTTCAACTGAACCAGTACGTATATCACTCATCAAGGCCTTGGGCATGACGATTTCTACCAGCCAAACTTTTTTCTCTACAATTTTGGCTTTGTGTGTGCCAGGGCGAAAATCGCTAGGATCTTCAATCTTTACAGGAATCTTCATGTTGGTTTTTTTGTAGCGCACTTCGCAGTCAAAAGGTAGTAGTCGCTTGGCACCACGTGGATCTGGCATGAGTTTTTCGGGCCACATAAAAATACAACCCACACGATACTTGCCAATTTCTGGACCTTGAACTAATTCACCTATGGCCCAGTTTTTAAAAGCATACAAATCCAATTCGTCTAGCACACGTTCAAAGTCTAGTAGACTCAGCAAACTTCCTTCTGACATGTAAATGTCACGGATGTTTTCTGCTACCTGCCAGTAATCACTGTGGTCTTTGAATAATTCTTGATCTTTAAGTCCCATATGATTATTTAGCGTAGTCGATCAAAGACCAATTTATTAAAATATTGTAGCCAAGCCTAATACTTAGTGCGATTTTAAAAAATATCAATGCCCACTGAACTTTTGATCACCTGGGCCTAAATACTTTACCAGCAGCAATTGTTGGCATTTAACCATATGGAGAATAGCACTTGAGCAGACAAAGAGCCGCAAAAGCACATCGTCATATGAATCCAGTAGAAAACACCATAAGTTTCAACCAAGCACTTCCAAAAATATCCTCGCGTAGGGTAGATTTGATTCCTAGAACTAGGAATCAGGAACGTTTGGTGCTGGCTCTTCAAGATAAAGCGCAACACATCGTAGTCACAGTAGGACCCGCAGGTACTGGTAAAACTTATCTTGCCATGTTGGCCGCTGTAAAAGCACTCAAAGAAGGAGACTGTAAACGCATAGTTCTAACACGCCCAGCAGTAGGAGTAGAAGGAGAACAACATGGATTCTTACCCGGCAACCTGGTTGCCAAAATGGAACCGTGGACTCGCCCTTTATTAGATGTTTTACGAGAGTATTATCGCCCGCAGGAAATTGCAGGCATGATAGAAGATCAAGTGATAGAAATAGCTCCATTGGCGTTCATGAGAGGTAGAACTTTCAAGAACTCCTGGATCATTGCAGATGAAATGCAAAATGCAACACCCGCCCAGACCAAGATGCTGATGACACGTATAGGTGTACACAGCAAAATTGTGATCACTGGAGACATAGAACAAGCCGACCGTAGTTGTGGCGACAATGGACTGTTAGACCTTTGTCAAAGACTGGGGGAAGGGGGTGTAAATGGTATTGCTTTGTGCGAGTTGTCAGCTCGCGATATTCAGCGACACGAGATCATAGGATCCGTATTAAAACTTTACACCGACTGATCGGTAATGATCTGATACACATCACGCCAGTTTTTTACCAGCGTGATGTGTTCATGATAATAATGCATGTTATGACCATGTTCAATAACTAAAGGTCGCAGTCCTACTGCCAATCCTGCTTCGGCATTTACAGGTTTGTCTTCGATCCACCAACAACCTGTGTCTCTATATTCTTCTAGGGCTTTGTTTTTGTCAGCACCAGTGGGCAAACACAACACACGTTCAAATGCTGTTTTGCCAAACAATTTGGCTAAATTCATTTCACGCAATCGTACTGCATTAGGATCAGTGCTCAAACTTGTGATACAGTGAAATTTATAGCCATGTTCTTCATGCAATCTTTTAACATAATACATGGCATCACGTAATGCTGGTAAGAATCCAATTGCAGCACTTTCATTGAATAGTCTAATTAGTTTACGAATTTGTTCTTTGGGAACACCATAACGTTCGTCCATTTCATAACTTAATTTACTGCCCGGTACTTGTTCAAATCCATGTTCCTGCATCCAGATATTAAATGCATATTCCCAATCAAGTAATACACCGTCTGCGTCAACCAGGATCAGTTGATCCAGATTCTTCCATTTCGAGCTCATGTCCATTTTCCTTAAATAATCTTTCTATAGTTGCTTGATAGTGTTTGTAATAATAGGCCACGATTGTATCCCACTCTTTGGGCATAGTTTTGCCGTCAATAACACATTTTAACACAACTTGTTCTCGAAAGTCAAGTATAATGCTTGCCGTTTGTAGATCTCGTGGCTTTACTCTGTTGGCAATTGCCATAACTTCGTCAATTTTTCCTGAAGCACGTTTAAAATAAGTTAAGGTCATGTATCTCATAGTCTTGCTAACTCACACAATGTTGCACTCAAATTGATCTCTTGATCAGCAACCATTGGAACATTAACATATCCTTGACGAATCGCAATAATTGCACGATCTTGTGTTTCTTGATCTGTACCCCACAAGTCTAAATTATCGTACAACCAACGAAACATTTCTTCCATTTCTTCTGCGCGAGCATTGGCGCACATGAGTTTTCTTGCTTCAAGTATGCGTCCAGACTTGAACAAATCTACTGCTGACAATTTCCAGTCTTGACTGCTGACATTACCTTGTGGTGCGATCAAGATGCCAGTGGCAGAATTCATTTGACAATTGTTCAAACATTTGCGTAAATCAGGATATGTTGATCTCACATAAGTGTCCAATGTGTCTAGATCAAATTCAATGGATTCTTCTACCAGCACTGTGGCAATCCTGGCAGTGAATTCTGTGGTGTCAATTCGATCAATATGAAATCCTTGACATCTTGAATGCAATGCAGGAATAACACGATTGGGATAATTACAGGTTAAAATAAATCTAGCAGTGGCATGATACATTTCCATCACACCACGTAGTGCAGCCTGACCATTGGGACTAATATAATCTGCTTCATCCAATAGTACCACTTTGAATTGTCCAAAAGGCATAGTCTGTACAAAGCCTGTGATCTTGTCACGAATAGTATCTACGGAGTTTTCACGACTGGCATTGATTTCTAGTACATCATAGCTATCTATATCTAATAAGTTGATCAATATTTTTGCCAGGGTAGTTTTACCTACGCCAGGTGCTCCGCTGAATAGTAAATGAGGAATTGATCCTGTTTGGACCCAACTGGCTATTTGTTCTTGTTGTGCTGAATCTTTAAATACATAACCATCTAGAGTGTTCGGTCTATACTTTTCCGTCCAAAGTTCTTGCATGTTGTTGGTCTTTGTTTTTTGATTAGTTGAATAATAGGAGGATGAAGAGGGCAACGACCTTGACGATAATCACATCTAGGTGAATATTCTTTGCTACAGGTCTTGCACTTCATGATTTTAGTATTTTTATTATACGCTCTTGTTCTTGTTCTTGCAACCACTCAGTTTCACCAATAAAAGTGCTGCAGTCGGCCAAAGCTTGCTCTATTTGCCATTTGAGTTTGTATAAGTCTTGTTTGGCGCCAAACTGTGTCCAACCATCATTGCGACCACTGGTTGCATGATATTTTATGGCCCAAATTTGATGCTGAATAGCATGCATATCCCAATCCATATAAAGTTGTGTCAATCTCGGGTTTTTTTGGCCACATTTACTGCATCGCTCATGGTATCGTCTTGTGGCAACTCGTCACTGACCATTAGGATATCATTTGGATCAATTCTGCGTATGGTTTGTCTACCATTTTCGTCTTGGATATCTATGCCACGAGTCCATCTTCCGTGGGCAACGCATATCCATTGCCCCACTGTGACATCAGTCTGTTTGGGACCTACTGCATAAACTTGACCCCATCTGGGCCTAATCCCAGATCCTGTACCGTTATCATTAGGCAGGATAATACCCGAACTGGTAATACGTTGATCAAAAATCATGTCTGAAACAATAACACTGTTGTTCAGCGGATGAATTTGGCTTTGTGTAAGTTGATGAGGTTGAAATGCTAATTTTGACATGGTTAAATCTTATTGACTCCGGGTTTAAATTGCCTAATTTCTTTGGTAGTTTTTTCTTTTTCTTGCACTATTGTTCTAGACCTAGCAATAGCAGCGGCCAAACCGCCTCGTGGTGTGTCTGGCAGATTGGACTGAATTTCAACTGATTCCGCAGTTTCAACAGGAGCAGTTTCAACAGGAGCAGTTTCAACAGGAGCAGTTTCAACAGGATCAATATCCACTGTAGAAGATTCTACCACTGGGTCTGCCTTTTGCTTGGCATGTATATTACTGGCATGAACTGTACGGTCAGTTACATTACTGGCAATTTGCCTAAGATGCTGCCTTTGAACTTGTTGATTTTTAGAATCAATTATGTTGTTTGAACTATCCAATCTGTCCCCACGAGAATTTACATTCATATTTCCTACGGCTCGGACATTTTCATTTTGTAAAATAAGTTGTCCTAGATCAACTATTTTGCCCTGGGCAGTTTTGTATGTTCTACTAGTCATGTTGATTCCTTTAAGTTTGTATATTTAACGCAAAAATTCTTTTACGTCTAAATTGTAATATAAACTGTCAATTTTATGTACACCTAATTTATACAGTACAAAACTTGACACGCTTGATCCTCGGCCCACGCCCCAGATGACTCGATTTTGAGTCATTACATCTACAAGATATTTCAAATATTGTAAAAGTGAAAATAAATTGTGTTCCTGGTACAACAATAATTCTTCGCCACATCTTTGTAGTTCAGATTCGTTGGTACACAAATTTAAAATGTATTGGGCAATGTCCAGCTGTTGATATGACTCAGGCATAAACCATGTGTGTTGTTGAAGGGTATCCCAATCTGGCACAGTTATTGCTTTATGTTCGTCGAATCTACGATACACTATGGTATTTGGAAAATGTTCAACAAATTCAACCACACGTTCAATATCTACAGAACTATCGACTAGCATACCTTTTAAACTTTCAATTTCACGACCTTGCATCAACAGATCACAAACATCTGTTTCGTTGAATATCATCTCACCAAATTTATTCTGTTGCATTGTTTTTGTTAAAGTCTGCAAATACTATTGTGTTTCCAAAATCTGCATCATCGGCGCCCACTGGCCACGAAAGATCTAATTCTCTCCAGCCTCGAGAATCTGGCATCTCTACCACTTTGTTGAATTCAGCCAGGCTATAATCACACTGATCAATTTCAGCAGAAGTCCACCAATTGGGGCGGTTTTCTATTTCTGGATTTTCTAATTCGTTGTGTAGGTATACCATGGAATCGCCCATAACGCTGCTGATTTCTGTTTCTGCTATGGTAATTCGGCCTTCCATAATAGCGTTAAGTTTGTAGTATAACATAATGCCTATCAGCTGATCAACAGGGTCAGTGGGCATGGTAGTGATTCTCAAACCTGCATTGAGGAATTTTTGAAACGTTTCCTGATATTCGCTGCTGATCATTATAGAACTGTCAATACAGTTGTATACAAAATACTTGATTCTTTCAAATGCAATGTTGTGACTTTCTGGATCTGTTGTGCGTGTCATCATCCAAAGTTTAAGAATGTACGAGTTCATTTGCACTGCTCCGTTGTGGTATATGCCAGCAGTAAAATGTAAATCTGTTGAAATTCGTGCATTCATGAAATGTTAATTATCTCGTCAAAGTTATTGTTAGAATCACGGCGTGTTTTTTCATTGTATTTGGACTGAAAACTCTCAATGGCCATGCGTATTTGGTTACAGAGATCTGCATTGCCTGTGCCATAGGCAATGTTTAATTTTTTCCTTAGTTCAAATATCTTTTCTAACAGTTGTTCTTCTGTTAGATCATTTAGGTTACTAATTAACGGATGTTCCATACGTTAATTATACAACATCATTGCCTATTGGTCAAGCAAATGCTGCACCATTGTTGCCAATACAAAACCATTTAGAGTTGACATACTGTAGAATGCAACTAGATCCGCGGGCGCTGAATGTGATAGTGCCTGTGCCGGATGACTTCCAGCCAGCATTTGTGACTGTGATAACCATGTTACCAGCAGTGATATCAACTGCACAAAAAGTTTTTATTTGTCCTGCTACTCCAGCAGCCAATGTGGCAGTTTCGGTCGATACCGTGGCAAAATAACTAGTAGTAGTTGCTAAATTGGCTGCGGCACTGCCTGCCAAAGCTTCAGCAGAATTGTTGAACGGTGATATACGTTCATTGACTTGTACCACAGACACAGTGGATCCACCGTCGCTGGTAGTGAATTGAAAAGCATATATTCCTACTGCTGCAAAAGTAATCACATTGGTTGATGCATTGATGCCTTGAATTCCTGCATTGTTAATTGAAACTGCAGCTGGTAGTTGTAGTGTGTGTGCAGTGCTGGCCACAGTAATTTGTAGAGTAACAGTAGCAACCTTGCCAGCTGCAGGTAAGTTGCTGAAACCCAATGTGATTGAACCACTGGTAGTTACAGTTTGATATGATCCCAAAGCATAGTTTACAGTGACTGCTCCATTTAACGTGCCCAGTGGCACCAATGGAGTGTACATATTTTGTAGATACCCATTGCTAAGAGTACTGGTCAACAAATTATTAAATACTGGATTAGTACTGGTTGCCAAATCCACTGACAACACTGCATTATTTTGAAGTGCAGTTATTTCGTTGGCCGCATATTGAAAGTTTGTGGCAGTATTGGTAAAATTGTCACGAAATCCTTGACTGTTGTTGTCCTGTCCAGCCACTGGATAGGCACCGTTGATATTATTTGGGTTTATGGCACTGGTCATTTGTAATCCTAATTTTTGATCTAGTATTTATCGCTACTGCAAAGCCTGCTAATATCTTCCTACTGCAATTTCAATTAGATGTATATCAGTGTCATTGATGTCACACAAGCTCTTGCCAATGATACAGCCGATATTGGCCAATTCTGGATCAATTCTTCCTGCAGTTCCAGATTCAATGTTAACTAATCTATCACCCTTGCATACTGGACCTTTTACCCAACACGGAACTTTGCCAGTGAGCGCTATGGCTATTCCGGGATTAGAAGAGTTCATTACATAGGCAGGATTGGTTGATACTACACCGGCCACTCTGGTATCATGACTGATATTACTTACTGTTATTTCGTTTGGCCCACCAAATACAACCACTGTGCCTTTGTCGTATTCATTGTCAGCCATGTATACTTCAGCCAAGTCAGCATATTGTGCACTGGTACTTTTGGCGAATACTACATTGAAGTAACTTGAGCTATTACCAATGTTTCCAGATCCATTGCCACTGGCATTGTTAATATTGGTTACCAGTATATTGCTGCCATAGACAGGCAGGTAATTGGCCACATTAGCGTTGCCATAATTAGTTACTACACCTGTCAAGTAACTGCCATTGCCTATAATGTAAGAACCACTGATATTGCCGGCGGCACTGATGAGCCCACCAGTTAAAATATTTGCAGTGCTGATATTCCCATTGACATAGGCTCCATTGATATTTCCGGTGGTACTTATCAATCCGCTGCTTAATATACTGCCGCCGGTGATGTTGCCTGAAACTGCTAGAGCATTTGCAGTGACCAATGCGCCGCCAGATGATGTCACTGTCCAAGCAGTCAGTGTGCTGTTGTAAGTGTACAAAATGCCGTTGACATCAGTTTGTTGACCATTGGTTGGGTTTGTTGGAAATGCCATTAATCTCTCCCTACTGCTACTTCTATCATACCAACTTCGGTTGAGTCATAATCTTGCAATGATTTGCCAACTATGCAGCCTGGTTCATAAGCAGATCGATTCATGGCCTGTGCAACTCCTGGTATGTCACTGGTCACTAGCCTGTCTCCTTTGTGTACTGTACCAATCACCAGACATGGTACTCTACCAACCAACGCCACCTGCACAGTATTGCGGCCTTCTAGAGTACTGTTCATTAGGTAACTAGGATGAGTTGATACAATACCTGCTACTCGTGTGCTATGATTGGTGGTGCTTACTGTGATTTCTTCGTCTCCGCCAAATTCTACCACAGTGCCAGGAGGATAATTGTTATCAGCACAATACATTTCTGCAAGATCGGCATATTGTGCACTGGTACTTTTTGCAAATATTGTGTTGAAATAATTGGCATTGGTTCCTATGTTGCCTATGCCATTGGCATTATTGTTTAGAATACTTCCCACGGTCAACGTGGCAAATGATGTAGGAGAACTTTGATCTACCCAACTATTGCCAGTGCCGTCGTTGATATATTGATATTTGATACCTGTGGCAGAATTAAACCAATAATCGCCGGCCTGGGCACCAACTGGCGGTGTGTTGGCCAAAGTGGTCCATTTCATGTAAGAACCGGTTAGATAATAAGCATTTCCTATTAGATAATTGCCAACAATGTTACCAGTTGCACTGACTACGCCTGTTACATATTGTCCAGTGTTGGCAAATTGCACTACATTTGGAGTTCCACCTATACCTACTGTGACGTTTCCGCCGGCACTGGTGACTGTGACATTTGACGATCCCAGATTGATATTAGCAACACTGGTTATTACTCCAGTCAACAGTGCACCATTGCCAAATATGTATGCACCTTTTATATTGCCCAACGCCGAAACTGCGCCAGTCGTAAGCAAATTGATACCAGTGATATTTGCAGTCGAGACAATGTTGCCGGTTACACTTATCAGCCCACTGGTCAGTACATTGCCGCCAGTGATACTGCCAGTTGAGGAAATTTGTCCCAAAATAGTTAGATTTCCACTGGATATATTTCCTGCAATCGACGCTGATCCAGCACTGAAGATATTGCCAGCAGATAAGTTACTGCCAGTGATATTACTACCAATGATATTTCCTGTAGTTGATATATTGCCGCCAATGATTCCAGTGGTCACAAATACATTTCCACTGGTTATCAAATTGCCTCCAACCACATTGCCAGTGGCACTTATTGCGCCGCTGACTGCTATATTTCCGGCAGCTATATTGCTGGCCACAGATAAATCTCTACCAGTTATTGTTCCAGTGACCGATACAACTCCACTGGTCAAGATATTACCGCCAGTGATATTACTGGTTGCTGATACAACTCCACTGGTCAAGATATTACCGCCAGTGATATTACTGGTTGCTGATACAACTCCACTGGTCAAGATATTACCACTGGTGATATTGCCAGTGGCACTGACTGATTGACTCAAAAATACACTGAGACCAAAGATAGAACCCGTGGCTGACATGAGTCCATTGACAATCACATTGCCGCTGGTAGTGTTGCCGTTGACCGAAAGCGATGTCAATGTTCCAAGCGAAGTTATGTTACTCTGAGCCGGAGTATACACTGTACCCGCTACTAGAGCGTTGCCCACTTGGCCAGTGACATTGGGTCCAGTCAAATTACTGATATTTGATCCGTCGCCATAAAAATACGGAGTTATTATGTTTCCGTTGTTAGTGATATTTCCATTGACATCTAAGTATGTCAATGTGCCAACTGTCAAAATATTGGCCTGTACACTGTCAACCACAGTACCCGCTGAAACAACATAGTTGCTAACATTGGCAAAATTACCATCTAATTCAGCCAGTGGTATGCTTCCTGTAGAATTAGCAAAAATATAAGGTACAGTCATAATGAGTATTCTTTGTATATCAATATTTATGTGCTAGCAAGATCATTGGTCCAGACCACTGTTTGACCAGTGTTGTTAGTCCAGCTAACTGTTTGCCCAGCACTATTGATCCAGATCACGGTTGTGTTGACTGGTACAATGGGGCCATTGATGATATTACGTTGAGGGAACAACAAATACTTGTCATAGGCATTGGTATTAGAATAGGTATCCAATGGATCAGTAAACACCATGCTGTTTACATCAAATGTGGTAGCAATACCTGGAACAGTTGTTATATTCCAAGTAGCGCCAGTGCCTGATCCTATGATATTGATTCCTGCTACATCATTGTATGTATGACCTGCTGACCGCTGAGGAGCTTGCCCAGAACAAAATACTGCTTGAATCGCACCAGAAGTTACGGTATTGACCACTAGTGTGACATCATTGATGCCATCTTGCCCTCCTACCAATGATCCTGGGATTTTTATCTTGTCACCAATTTGGTAATTGGTTCCGCTGTTGTTTATAGACACTAGTTGATAGTGGCATTGCACATCAAAACTCACCCAACTTGGCGGGGTCGGAATCCAATGTTGGCTTTCTCTATTCCAGTTCTTGGTCAATAAATTATCTAGCTCATATCGGTCAACTTGATAATCAACCAAATTCAAAGCGTTGCCAATGGTAGTTTGAATATTATAGGCTATTTGACCGCTCTCGCCTGGTTTACAGTACGCAATCACCCAGGCTGGAGTAAATCCCAAAACTTGTCCGTTGGACTGTTTGCTGAGCATCCAACGTGGTAGCACATTGCTGATTTGCCCAATTACATCAATGACCTGGTTGCGCATGTTGGATAAACTGTTGGGATAAACCGTGGTAATTTTTTCATTGTTTGGCTTGTTCAACTGGTAAGGCAATGTGACTTCTTTGTTAACACTTTGTCCTTGATTGTTTACAAGATCATCAATGATGTCGCTGTAAACAATTTCGTAAATTATGTTGCCAGCATCGTCCAAGGCTTGAGCAGTCTTGATACTACCCAACACTAGATTTTTCCAATAATGATTCAAATTCAAACTGGCCACATATGCATCTAATGTGTCTGCAGTAAGTCCGTAGGCATGATAGTAAACAACATTTTTGGCCACACCAAAATTTGGATCGTTGTATCTGTAGATTAACTCAGGCGGAAATATTGTGATGTTTTGCAAAAACAAATTTAAAAAATCTCTATCGTTCAACGGGGGCATGGCTTGAATATAGAGATTATCAAATGGTTGATTAAATCTTCGAACCACAGTGATTGTAAAAGTCTTATTGGCATTGACCACGCCATTTACACTGAATGCATTTACAGTAAAAGTATGACTGAGATCAAACGTTGTCTCTGTAGTGCTGGTAGCCGGATTTATAACTATATTGTATAAGGGATTATTAGAAACATCAAAAGTGGTAGTCCCACCGTCCAAAGCAAACGTATTGAAACTTACTCGGCCTGCTATTTCCCCAGATGTAAGTAGTTCAAGTCCTTGAGGCAAATTACTGTCACTGCCCGAAACCAATTGATACTGCAAAACCAATCCAGAAACATTGACTGCTTCTACATAAAAAGTACTGGTTGATCCATTGTCAATGGTACCTAAATTACTAGAGGTCAACCAAACCACTTCGCTGTTGAGTGGTCCTGTAACAGTTAGGCTATAATCATAAGGATTGCTGATCACACTGGGATTGGCCGTTTCGTATGCTCTTACTGAAAAAGAATACGTAGTGGATGCCAGTCCAGACGGAGGTATATAGCCATATAACCAACCAGAATTAGGATCCAATGTCAGTCCAGCTGGTGTTGTGTTTGCAATAAACTTAAATGCTTGATCGTTGAAGTCAATACCAAAAAACTGAAAAGTATAAAAATTATCACTTCTAACCGTGCCAATGGATCCTGTTGGTGTGGTAATAATTGGCGGTACCTGAGGGCTGGCATCTGCAGTGATAAATGTGTTGTCAGCAGTAATCACTGTGTTGTCGGCAGTCATGACTGATCGAGCATACACAAGAATATTAAATGTTCTTATGTCTCCGGCCATTATGTTGCTGACTCGTAGAGTAAACGAATAGTTTGTTTCTGTTGGTGTAGGTGTAACTGTGGTATTGGGACTAATATATCCAGAAATAACACCATTCAATGATATAGTGAGTCCTGGCGGTAATGAACCGCCAACTAGTGTGATCACCGAAGTGGCATATATGTCTGGATTGAATGTTTCAATTTGCAGGTCACTAACTTGACTGTCATCATAATAGGTAGCAATTGTGCCAGGAGGAGTTACAAATTGAGGAGTATTTTGACCGGTGACTGTCAGTGTAAATGTACGATCTGCCAATCGATCAATAACAGTATGTCCTGCAATAACTTTTTCTGTGTAGGCTCTGACTGCAAATTTACTTGTGATATCATTTGGAACTGGTGCAGGAATACCTTGTGCGGTAGCAGAAACTGATGGATTGCCTCCTAGTATACCAGATTCATCTACGTACATACCCTTAGGCAAACTGCCAGCAATGAGTTGATAGTATACTGTGTCAGCTGGAGCGACCGCTACCAGTGGAATAGAGTAAAATACTCCTTCTGGAATTGTTCCTAGGTTACCAGATGGCGTAATCCAGACTGGTTGTGTCATGACATTTAAACTCTTCCAACAACAATTTCTATCAGTCCAGTACTACCATCAAATGATTCTACTGCCTTGCCTATCACAGTGCCAATTCTAGGAGAAGATTCTGCACGTGCCATACCGTTGCCGGCAGATACCATCAAGGCTCCTTTGTTAACTGGGCCAATAACTTTACATGGCACTCGTCCAACCAAAGCAACAGTAGTCACATAATCTCCGGTAAGTCCAGAATTCATTTCGTATGCTGGATTGGTAGATATCACTCCAGCAACAGCAGTATCCTGATCCAAATCGCAAAAAGTAATTTCAGCAGGTCCACCAAAAGACACCACGGTACCAGGAGCATAGTAGGCATCACCAAGATAGCATTCTGCCAAGTCAGCGTACAGTGCAGTGGTTGCTTGGGCAAAGACTGTGTTAAAATAAGTTGAACTTGACCCAATGTTACCGGTGGCATTGCTGCCTCCGTTGACAATGTTATTTGTGGTTATTTTTCCAGTTCCGACTGAGAGATTGCCGCCAGTGATGTTGCCTGACGTACTGATAGCATTACTGCCAAAATTTGCCAGGTAATTGCTGACATTGGCGTTGCCATAGCTGGCAGGCAGTCCAGTCAACTGCGATCCGTTGCCAATGATGTAGCCGCCAGTGATGTTGCCTGACGTACTGATAGCATTACTGCCAAAATTTGCCAGGTAATTGCTGACATTGGCGTTGCCATAGCTGGCAGGCAGTCCAGTCAACTGCGATCCGTTGCCAATGATATATGCACCTGTGACATTGCCTGATACTGAAATCAGCCCATTGACCAAAATACCAGTATTAGTAACCGTAGCCACATTATAATTGCCGCCAACACTGATCAAAATATTGCCACCACTTGATGGTATATTGACATTGCTGGTTCCATTGTTGATGTTGGACACGCTTGTGATAATACCTGTCAGGCATGCACCATTACCAAAGAAATAATTGCCGGTAACATTACCTACCACACTGATCAAAGTGCCTGTGTATGCAGTTGCAGTGATATTACCACCTGCATAGATGTCATTGGTTGCATGAACTGTGGCATTTGAATATATGTTTGCTGTAGCAGATATAAGCCCATTAGTAATTAAGTTACCACCTGTGACATTGGCACTTGCACTCACTTGCCCGGCAGTGTTAAGATTACCACCTGTGACATTGGCACTTGCACTCACTTGCCCAGCAGTGGATAAGTTACCTCCAATGATATTAGCAGACGAAATTATATTTCCAGTTGAACTAATAATACCTGCCACTGCAATATTGCCCAGTGCGTTGGTTGTCACATTGGCAGTGCCTAGGCTGGTTAAATTTGCCAAAGTTGTGATATTTGGTTGGGAAGCAGTCAGTAGTGTACCATTTATTCCAGTTACTGATATGTTTCCTCCAGTTATGTTTCCTGACGCAGAAACAGTGCCGTTGACAAGTACGCCTGTATTGGCAAATACTGCCACGTTTGATGTACCATTCACTGATATATTGGCATTTCCAGCTGATGCACCAATGTTGATTTCAGTGTTTCCATTGCTTATTCTACTGCCGGCACTGGTAATGCCGGTCAATTGACTTCCATTGCCAATGAGATAACTGGCAGTCACATTACCTGCTACACTTGCAAATCCACTGGCCAGTATATTTCCTGACAAAACATTGCCACTGACACTGACCAATACGCCACTCAAACTACCAGTTACGTTTCCTATCAAGTTGGCAGTAACAGTGCCACCACTGCCTACTGCAATGGCAATACCGCCTGCAGTGGAACCGTCGCCTACAAATACCTGTTTGGAATCTGTGGTATAAATCATTTCTCCTACCACAGGTGTAATATTGCTTAGTTGGGCTTGAGTACCACGTCTGATTTGCAAACTCATTTTATTCTCCTAGATTCTTTAATAATTCAACGTACCAATGTCAATATTAAGTGACGATGGATTAGTGATGTTACCCATATCAATATTGCCAGCACTGGTTACTGCAAACAGATACTGCATAGGATTGGTATACGTATTAGCAGCTATATATCCAAAATCCCACGAAAGATCCTGTATATTGATCGAGTATACAAGGCCATTATGAATTCCAGAAGTGGTTCCAGTTAAGTTGCCATGTATTGTTCCTGCCACTGTAACATTACCTTGTACATTGGCATTATTGGTTATAGTTAGATTTCCGCCCAACAAATTACCTGTGTAGGTAGGTAAAAAAGCCGCCACATTGGCATTGCTGTAAGTGGCAGGTAGTCCAGTCAATTGACTGCCGTTGCCGAAGTAGTAGTTGGCAGTGACATTGTTGGCAGATAAATTGCCTGTGTAGGTAGGTAAAAAAGCCGCCACATTGGCATTGCTGTAAGTGGCAGGTAGTCCAGTCAATTGACTGCCGTTGCCGAAGTAGTAGTTGGCAGTGACATTGCCTGTGACACTAGCCTGCCCTAGGGTAATTAAATTGCCGCCTTGTACGTTGCCAGCTGCCACAATATTGCCGGTGGTGCTCATACTGGCACCAGTAATTGTGTTGCCACTGTAAATATTGCCAGTCACAGATGTAGTACCAGAAACAATCATACCATTGGCATTGAAGACTGCCACATTACTGACACCATGCACGCCAATGTTTACATTGCTGCCAGGACCACTGATAACAACATTACTGTTTCCAAATATCAGTGATGTAGCAGATATATTTCCTGCCTGAGAAACTTCACCCCATATTACATTAGAGCCATCATAGTTGGCAAAACAGTAGTAAAAATAGATAGAGCTTACTGCATACATTCCGACCTGGTCACCAAGTTGACCATATGGTGTAGCTGGAGGATTTTGTACACGATTGTATAATTGAGTAAAATTGGAATTAGTTTTTGTGAATGCCGTGCGTATAGGATCGCCGCTGCCATCGTCAGGCGCAGTTCCTACATTGATTATTTCTTGGGTCATTAAACAAGGTCCTCTGGAATGTATTTACCAGACTTGTTTAACTATATTTTTTGCCTAACCTGGACTGAAACTACTGCCGCAGCCGCAGGTAGTTTGGGCGTTGGGATTGGCTATTACAAAACTGCTGCCGTGTAGGTCTTCTTTGTAGTCTACTGTGGCACCAGTGAGGTATTGGCTACTCATTGAATCTACCAACACTTTTACACCACCAAATTCTAAATCCCAATCATCTTCGTTGGCAACTTCGTCAAATGTAAAACCATATTGCATGCCACTGCATCCGCCGCCTTGCACAAACACACGTAGTTTGAGCTCAGGATTACCTTCTTCGGCAATAAGTTCATGCAGTTTTGCGGTGGCTGATTCAGTTAGTGTCATCATAGTCTTTCGTTACAAACGTCCCAGTCAATTATTTTCCAAATATTGTCAAGATACCGTTCTTTGTCCCATTGATAATCTAAAGCCCAAACATGTTCCCACCAGTCAACCAATACACAGATATCGGTGCGGACTGCATGGTTAGGTATGGTTTTGATAGTGCCGTTGGTGCTTAAATATACCCAACCTGAGCCCTGTATTTTCATTGCGATTTCTTTAAACGCAATTTTAAAATCTTCGTAGGTTTTAAAATTTTCTTCTATGAGGGCTAGCACTGCACCTCGGGGACGATTGGCACCTTTGGGTGGTCGCAATTGAGGGAAAAACTTGTTGTGCAAGAAACTGCCAGCCCGGTTAAAATCGGCATTGCCTTCGCCAGCATTGTAGCGTTTGGCATAGCCTTTGGCCAAGTGTTCATAATGATAATTTATGGATTCCTTACTCATCACAGGATCCAAGGCCTTTTCAGAGTAAGGCAAAGGTGTGGTTTCCAGTTTGGCTGGTCTAGTACTTGCCTCGACTATATAAATAAAATCCATTATTGAGCTTGCTGTTTCCATAATGATATTTATCTGCGTCTAACAATACGTCCACGAGCAAGATCGTAAGGACTGAATTCCATTTCAACTGTGTCGCCGGCTAGGACTTTGATATTGTTTTGGCGCATGCGCCCGTTTAGTGTGGCCAACACAGGCAATTCAAAATTTGATATTTTAATTCTATATGTGGTATTGCGTAAAACTTCTACTACTACACCTTCCATTTTTATCACATCTTCTTTACTCAATTGTGAACGCTATCTTTCGTAATCTGTCCCACCTAAAACTACGCCAACCATTGGCGTTGCAATCCCAAACCACACACGTTTCTTTTTTGTCTATAAGTTCTGGTTTATCTGTGGCCAGTTTATTTACCGGTCTAGCACCCAATGATTCGTTTAATGTACAAGTCATTGATCTATGCATTCCATCAGCTTTGGTAAATTCAATTTGAAGTTGAGTTTCTTTTAGTGTACTGTGCATCCAATCTCGGAGTGCTTGTTGACCTGCTTCGTCGGCTTCTTGGTACCAGCTGCTTTTTTCACTTTGTAGTAAACGCCAAGTTTCACTTTTGTTAAATGCATCTGGGTCAAATGTCATCTTCTCATCCTCGAAATATCAACGGCTTCTTCATCAGAAAAAACAGGAACTGCATTTGACTTGTGCATAGTAGCAATGCCTTTGACCTTGGTACCTGTGTAGACTTTGGCTGGCGCCAGGGTAGCAACACCTGCACCTGAATTCAAACTGGGAATATGACTGGTATTACCGCGTCCTGCCGGAGTACTGAGTTTATATGTCAATGGTTCTGCTTTGAGCGCACGGCTACGTTTACGATCTTCTGCTTCAATGCCTTGTGCTCGCAGCAGTTTCTGCCAAGACTCTTCTAGTTCGCGGGCCCGACGTGCTTCTTCGGCATTGCGAAATTTTACCTTGCCTTTTTTGCGTCCATTCAAACTGAGCCAAGGGCCTTCTAAATGCATGCTCATAGGATTATCCTAGTGGTTAATATACCTATATTATAACATAAAAAACGTCCAAAGTCAACCATTATTTGAATAAAATTAGTGCCATTAGTCCTGCCTGTATCATAAAACCCACACCAATTGTGATAATATTGAGGGCGTCTTTGAGTATTACAGCACGACCAAACATCAGTATAAGTCCAGCCCACATGAATAGCACAATGTCTAAATTAGGTGTGCGGTCACTCAGGCCAGAAAGCAAACTTAACAAAGTTGGAATTGTGGCACAATGAATTATAACTGTGGCCAGCCATCCCAGCGTTTCAGCTGAAATGTTAGGCAAATGCTCATCAATAAATTTTCTAATACCTTGCACTCCAGATTCAATGTTGGTCAATCCAAATGTCATAGTCGTTCCCCGTAAAAGATATGATGCCCTATCTGAGCAATTTCTGGTTTATTCCATTGTACATGTATGTAATCAGCATGATAGTACAAGGCGTTTTTCATACTAGGTAAACGGAACCCTTCTAGCAATACTTTTTTAGCTACTTCTTCACTTTCGTGCCAAAGTACTCCGTACACTGGTTTTGTTTTGTAGGTACCATCGCAGTACCATGAAAATTGACATATGACTTTTTCATACACAACGTTCTTTTGATAAACTACTCCGCAAACATCTGCGGGAAAATGTCCACTGGCCACACGATTCATTGTGACCTGTGCTACAGCTACTTTGCCTTCAAATGGCTCGCTAGCTGATTCCCAATAGATATTGCGTGTTAAACATTCTAATTGACGAGTTTTTTCTTGTACACTAACATGTGCCAATTGCCATGCTTCGTTTTGACTTCTAAGTGTTGCAAACTGTTTGCTAGTGACTGACACTACTACAGCAACGACCATAAAAAGACTTACTAATTTTACTATTCTGCTGAGCCACCATGCTAAGGTGGTGGCAATGCGATTGGTTGATTCAGTCAACTTGTTTCTCCTTTACCTGAATTGGTGTTAAGACGGTGCAGATAGAGATTGTGATCTATTGCCGATACAAAATCAGCAGATGAGTTTTCTGCACCCACAAATACTTAGTAACTGATCTTAATCAGGGCCCAAATGCCTGTTGTTTCGGACCAGTTTTGCCATTAACTACACACTTAACCAATCACCGGCGGCATTGCTTTAAGTTTTTCCCACATCTTAGATTTTTCTTTTAATTCTGCTTCCAATTGACGATATTGGTCACCAAGTTCTTTGAGCTGATGCCACTCAGTTTCTAATTCTGCGTTAGGGCGTAGTATATTCAGTCGTTCCTCAATGTTTTTTAGCACACCAGTTAGACTGACGCCATTGATTCGGACATCAGCACCTTCACCTTGAAGTTCGAGAGTTCCGCTTGGAGTTGAAGTGATAGGTGAGCTTGTGTATGTTCCATTGGTAGCATACACATACTGGTTGGTCGCAGCTGAAATCTGTGTTGCGGCGCTAATGGAACATACATTAGACTGGGGCAAGGTGCCCCATCCTGGAAATGTTCCTGTGCTGATTTTTAAATCATCATACGCCATTTTACTTGGCAGTGGTCAATGCTTCTTTTTCTACAGTGATTTCTTTGCGACGTTCTTTGATGCCTTTACTCATTTCTTGTAGAGCTTTGCGGGCACGAGCGGCAGCAGCTTTTACACCTTTACCTGTGAATTTTTCATTTTCAGCAAGATATGTTTCATAAGCGGCTACGATTTGTTCATGTTGTGTCATTTGTGTTTCCTTTAAATGTATAGTAATTATACGACATTTTGCACACTTGTCAAATTTTGTTTAACCATGTATGTGTCGGCGATTCCATGTGTCCCATATGGTAACATCGTCCCAGTTGTGTTTCCATGTGACCATAAACAGGTTTAAAGTATTGTGATCAAACAAGTGCATACGCCCATCGTCAATTCGAGCGCGAGCACTTTTATTGTTATTAATCCAGGTGGTGAATAAATTTCTAGCCTGAGGTGTTCTTAGAATTATTATAAACATGGCTTCGCCATGTTTGTCTTTGGGTTGAGACATTTAGTGTAAGGATTGATTGGCAGGTTGAATTCTAGCGAACTCAGTCATCTGCTCAACATATTTAGCGAAGTCTTCGTCCATTTCGACTTCTTCGTTGTCGTGATCGGCTGCAGTTTCGTTGGGCACACCCAACACACGCATGAGTCCTCCCATGTGTATCTTGGTAATACCTTCTCGATACAGCACCAACATGAGATGCATGGTAGCTATGCGTATTATTTCTTCTTGCGTTGTTTCGTCGAGCATATATGTAATTATGACGGATTTCGAAATCGTAAAAAATGGCACCGAAGTGCCATTTGTAGAGTTAAACAGCGTTTAAGCTTCTACTGCTGTTTCTGCGACGGCAGTTTTGGCAGGAGCCTTGGCAGTTTTCACACTTGAAGCAGAAACTTTCAATTCACCTTTCTTGGCAATCTTAGTTTTTTCTGCCAATTTGTTGGCCACTGCATAGCCAGCATCGCCTTCAGTGATACCTTGCTCTTGCAAATATTGCAAGGCCTGTAACTTGGTCATTGCATGTGGAAGTTCAATCAAGTTGATATCTGTACAACCTGCTTTTTGCAAAATCTTGTGACGGGCCACCATGTCGTTTGCAAAACGAGCCTTGGTTGTGCCATCTGGGTTAGTTGCTGTACCTGCTACGGAGAAAGTTTTTTCAGTTGTTGACATAATAGTGTTGCCTTTTTAAGTTGCCTGTTGAGTTTAAAATTAATGTTAGACTTGCTAACATATCTAAATTATAACACAATTGGATTTGAGTGTCAACCATTTGTGTTATTTAGATTCTGCAATTTGCCCAAAATCACTGTGCCAGTGACTCAGCTTGTGATTTGATTGTGGTGATCCCATGGTCCATGATCCGAGCCACACCCGAAAAACCAACGGTTGCTACAATCAGTCCAAATACAAAACCGTAAATAAATTTCATTTTTGTACGTCCTGAATTTGAGTTTTGATATGATCTGCACGGTCCGCAATATGACCTATTCCCAAGGCCACGGCGATCACAATTATGGCTTCGATAGCCAGTACAAATAAAATTTGCATGATAATTCCTTAAGATAAAACTGTCACCCTGTTGAGTTGAGTGGTTGCATTGTCACGGTGAGATTTGACAGTACCACGGATTTTCACGCCAGGTCCTAGATCGATAGGAGCACGATAGCTGAAAAACACACTGCGGTTTTCACTGTCTACCGCAGTCACAAACCATGTGTTGAAATTTTGACTATAACTAGTTCTCAACACTTCGATATCCAGGGCGATCTTGTCACCAACTTGGCCCACATGCTGATTTACAGTTTGACGCAGACGTGAATCACTTTCTGCCCGAGCTTGGCCGCGAGCTTGGCTGGCTGGCAAGCATGGTACCACTGCCAAGGCTAACCGGTCTAGATTGCTATCAAACTCTGACTCTAAAGCCAAGACCTTTTGAACACTCAAATCAAAATCGCTGAGTTGACCTTTGAGTGCTTTGACCGTGAAGTCACCACGTATCCAGTCCAAGCATTCTTGTCCAGCCTGGATGTCACCAGCATCCAATCGATCAGGATTGGCCAGTAATTCTGCGAACACTTCGCGATTGGTTCTGTATTTTACCACAGGAGGCTCTGCTTGAGTATCCCATTCTGTTGCCTTGATGTAACGATTGTCATTGATACGATGTGCTGCCACTGCTGCGGCCCAGACTATGGTGACTGGATACTTGGTACCAGGCTGGGCCACACGAGTTGATTTTGACGGATATTTTGACATATAATATTGCATGAGTTGCTCCTGTTTTCTTACTATAACTCTATTATAACAAATTGGCAATTTTGGGTCAACCAAAATCACATGGTCCAATACAATTCTGAGGAAGGGTCGCAACAACGAGGAGTGTCCGCATCAATTTCAATCTCAATGCCACTCATGAGATTTGTGACCTTTTTAGTTGGTGCGCGATAAGTTTCGCGGGTCACAATGTTCAGTTGATTTTCGCTCCAGCCTGCTTTACGACAAAGACGGGTACGAGTTGCTTTGGCTGCACCAAAAGTCTTGTATGCACGAGTTTTATTGGGACCGTCTGTAACGATTAAACCAGTACCTTTGCTAACAATTACATAAGACATTTTTGAACTCCTTGTTACTTACTATACATCTATTATAGCAAAATGGGCATTTTTGGTCAACCGTTTTATACAAAATTGTAAGTGTACTCACCTTGAACAGGGCCGTTCATTGTCACTTTACCTTGGCCAAATTCCATGACCAATCTGTCAAAAATATTATCAGCAGTGGCTTTAGAACAGGCGGCAAATAGTGTGCCTGTGTTCTCAAAAAATCCCACATGTTCGTTGTCATTTAACAACGGACGGGTGATATAGCATACATTACTTTCAAATTCCAAATGCGTCATTTACTGCTCCTTGTTACTTACTATACATCTATTATAGCAAAATGGGCATTTTTGGTCAACCAAATAGTGTTGTTTTTATGCAACACTATTTGGCCTTGTAAGCCCTGTAAAAATGGGGTTCATAATCCATGTAGGTACAATAAGCCCATTCAACCTTACGTTCTCTCCACCAAAGATCTTTGTGCTCACCCCGTAATATATCCGTCATCATGGCCTTGTTATTGCGAGTGACCTGTGCTTTGGCTGAACTTTCTCGTTCATATACTGTGACACACTTGCCAGATTTGACATGATATACTACAAACATTTTATTTAAATGGCCTCCAACATGTTGGCAGGCACTCGATATGTTCCAACAGCCGTGGCCACTGTGATGTACTTGATGGCAACCTTTTGCACTGTGCCAAGATAGGTGCGACCATTACGACTGCTAGTAAACTTGACCTGTGTGCCAGGCACCATGGTTCGTTTGTTGTCTTGAACAATTTCTGCACGAGCAAACCTCACTGCAGACATAACCAAGTCCAAGTCTGCATTGGTAAGTCCGCCAAACTTGATGGCATGAGCAATTTCTTTAACATTCATTACAGTGTCTCCTCTTGATTTCTTTGTTCTAAAAGTTGTTCCAAAAATGACTTGCGAATCTCATCGCTCACACCTGCACTCTCAAGACTCTGATACAAGTCTAGTTCTTGTTGTAATTCTTCAGTGGTGCATGCATCGTACTTCTCTAAAAAATCCATAAACAATGATTTCATCTGTCCCATTTTACACTCCTGTTTTTCTAAAATAACCATAACTCAGTCCTAGCAAGAAACAAAGGTATTCATTGTCACCGTTTGAACCTTCAGCTTCGTGAATCCAACGCAAGGCCATAGCACGATTCTTAGCACCTGTCTGCAACAAACTCAAAACACGCATTTCAAAATCGTGTGCAGCTTCTGCCTGTTGTTCTTTTTGCAGTTGATTGTCAGCCTCAATGATTTTGCCCATGATCTCAAATTGCGAATTGAACTTGTCAAGAGTCCAAGTGCTGAAATCAAAGCGTGGGCGAAAGCCATAGGCATCTTTGTGCATGTCACTGTAGATTTCTTGTGCCTGCTCTAGTTCTGACAATTCTTCCCAGGATTTTAACATATTTGTTCCTTGACTCTGCTATTTTACTCGTCGTAGGCTTCATCGCCCATTTCAGTTACTCTTTCTTCCACAACGCCTAAGTCGACGATGCGTGCTGTTTGATCTTCATTGCTCACCCCCTGGAACGCTGTACGGAACGATTGATACTCGCCTAAGAAGCCAAATATATCCAAACGGTCCCAGTCGTCAGGCACTTCAAGTTCTTGAGTCAATAAAGTTTCAACAATGACTTTCATAGTTTACTCCTTAAACTGTTGCTGATTGGTTGCGTTTCTCATCCATTAACTCAAACAAGATGAATTTGGCAATGTTCATATTGCAACGGATTAGCTTGTCTGTGAGTGGAGCAGGGATGGTGGGATTCTTCATGGCAATCAATTCTTGGCAATCAGAAAGAATACCAGCAACAACCATTTCAAGACCCGAACACTTTGCAGTGATTGAATTCATGTAGCGATCACGAATTTGTTGCTCTGTCATTCCGTACATTTTGACTTCGTTTGCGTTTGACATTTTCTGCTCCTTTTTGTTTAATATGCTGTTATTATAACCAATTTGGGATTTTGAGTCAAGTGCTCAGTGACTGTTGAGTGTGGGTTTTTGACTATTGATCAACTCACGCTCCATGGCATGTGCGGGCTTTCTGCCACGCACGATGTCAACTAAAAGTACTACAAAAGCTTCTGCACCGTGTTGTCTAATGCTGTTGCACAAAGCCCACGATTTATTTTCAGTGAGTGCACGGCGAACATGCTTCTGAAAACGAACTTTCAAAGCATTTCGTACTTGGCTACCGCAGACAGTAATACCAATGTATGACTCGTTTGTGCAGGTATTCACCAACATATAAACTGCATGTTTGGTATCTTGACGGCGTTTTCTTGTCTTCATGTTAGTATTATAGCAAATGGGCTATTTTGGGTCAACCAAAATCGTGTGGTATTTTTGCCACAAAAAAACCCTGTATTTTACAGGGTTTTTAGTGTTGTTTTTTTACAACAATCAGCCAAGTCCTCGGCCACCGCCACCCGCGGTTTGTTTATTGGTGTCACACATGTTACTTTGCACGTCGCCATAATCGTACAAAATATCACTTGCATTGAGATCATCAGGAAAGGTCATTTGCCCGCCACCATTGTCTGTGATAATTCCACTTTGTGCACATTGCATCATGAGCCAGTGCAGTTTTTTTTCCAATAGTCTCAGAGCAGTATCATCGTCAATTCTAGTGTCATGACTCAAAAAATTATCCATCAACATCCCCTAGTTGCAGTATTTAGCCAAGCACTATTTCATACTCGTCTTTGCCGCAGCCACATTCTGGACAGATAAAATCGTCAGGCAATTCGGACCATTTGCCTTCAAGTTCTTCTTCGTGCACATGTCCGCAAACTACGCATACATAAAATTCTTCCATTATAGTCTCCTTAAATTACTGGAAAAGTTATTGAATCCAATACTTGTTGATATGCTTCTGCGTGCCGCTTTTCAATTTTTGTCAAGGCTGCAAAACGTTTTTCTGCTTTCTTCAAGATTGCAGCAAATTGTTCAGCATGCTCTTTGGATTCTTCAATTTGATGTTTGGCTTCGTTGGCCGCATCTAATTGGCCTTCGCGCAGGGCAAATTTTTCAAATTCTGGATACATTTCGGTGAACTCATAAGTTTCACCTTCGATGGCTTTTGCCAAACATTCTCTAGTGCTTGGTTTGCCAATCAAGAGTTCTAAATGTCCCCATGCATGCATGAGTTCTTGATCCGCAGTGTGTTCAAAGTGCTGAGCAATATCTTCATGTCCTTCTTCACGAGCAATTTTGGCAAAGTATCTATATTTGGTATGCGCTTGACTTTCTCCAGCAAAGGCACTTTCCAAATTGGTAATTGTAATTGACTTATTATTGGCCATGTTTTTCCTTTCAAAATGTTATAGTAATTATCTTGGTATACAATGAAATTAATTAATTTTATCAATAATTATTTTAATGACATGTATAGGCATAATCTATTGCTGAACTACTCCACCAACTGCAATGTTTTTTATATGCTGTTTTATAAACGCAATTTCAAACTTGGACAGATTGGGATTTAGATCTTGTCCATTGTGGGACACGATGGTCAACTTTTCTTTGTCAATTATCAAATTCTCATTGAAAAAAATGTTGTTATTGCAGCCCAAATGTAACTGTGCTATTAGCTTTTTCAGAGATTCTGGTGACCATAACAGTACTTCCTGTTGAGATTTTACAAAGTAGCTGCGACGATCAAGATGCAGTTTATGGGGAACATACCATAGCGAACCGTCTGGATGCGGTTCGCTGCCATCTTCGTGATGATGCCATGGCATTATGATACAAGGAATAGCCAGTAAATGTGCAAGATGACATATTCCACCTTCGTAACCAATCACACAGTCGCATAACTCATTCAACATCCAGCACTTGTGTTCAAGGTCAACATCCAGCATATTGAATGTTACAACATCATAGCCCGTGGCTTGCACTAGATGAAAAACACTGGCCCAAAACTCTTTGGTATACAATCGATTGTAGGGAAAAACATTTGTGTCAGATTCATGTTGTAAATCCCATGTGGCCAAGCCAATACAAGGTTTTCGACCAACCGCCACAGGTCTTGGCTGGCCAAACAGGGTCAAATTGTCAACTGAAAAATAGGGACTGAAAAATTTGCTTTTATCAGTGCATTGTGGCCATAAATCATTTTTCAATATTTTTTTGTCAATGATAGTTAAATTTTCTATGTTAAATATTTTTTTCAAATCTCTAACAGTGCAATAATCAGGTGGAACATGTAGGACAATCTGCTGGTCAGAGTGCAGCAACATAGACAGTATTGATATTGTAGTTCCAAGTCCTACTCTGGACATTTCATATTCCAGCATAGAGGTCAACCTCCTATATTGAAATTATCAAGATGCGTGTGAATAAATTCATTTTCCCACTCAGTTAATTGTGCCTGCGTGGCTTCGGGCACGGTGTAATTTTTTATGACGTGTATTCCGTGTTCTTGTCCAATGCTGTAATCACTGTTGAAATAAACATTGTTGCCTTGTTGTAATCTCAATTTGTTAATTTGATGACACAGGTCTTTCGGCGACCAGTGCAGTATTTCTTCCTGAGATTTTACAAAATAGGTTCTACGGTCGAGATGCATTTTATGTGGCACATAAAAAAGACTACCATCTTCATGTGGATCAGCTCCGCTTTCATGATGATGCCAGGGCATGATTATACTAGGTACATTTAGCAAATGAGCCAAATGGCAAATGCCTCCTTCTGAGCCAATGACTGCGTCACATAGTTCATTTAACATGTAGACCTTTTGCTCAAGAGACTGAAGAGTGCTATTGAGACCGACTACATCGTAACCTGCCTGCATGATGAGATCATAAATTTTCAACCAAAAATCTTTTTTGTAGTACCTATTGAATGGCACACTGTTGGAAGGTAATTCGTCCACCCACCATCCATTGTTGGTCACAAGGCCAATGCAAGGCCTGTGTTTTTTTCCTGTTTGAACATGTTGTCCTGTATAACAAAGTTTGTCAACACCAAAATAAGGACTCCAAAATTTACAGTAATCGGACACACAATGCTGGGCTCTATTGGTAATGCTGTTGGGTATAGATTCTTGATTTATGATGGTCAGTTTTTCATCTGGAATATCAAATACTGTCTTGACTTCTCGTAATATTTTGTAATTCTCTGGTGCTCGCAGTATCACTGGCTTGCCAATGTGGAAAAATAAACTCAATAGTGAGATAGTAGTGCCCAACCCACAATTATCAATTTCAAAATCCAAAAAATCTGTCATGCGTTCTTTCAAATAATTCGCACTATTTAATACAATAAAAAAACCTAGGTTTTTATACCTAGGTTTTTCTAACCAGTTCCAGAGCTTTGAGCCTGGCTATCAGCAATCTTATTTTGACATGCACAGAAACATCTTTTTCTGCTTCATGTACTATCTTTCCAAACCTGCAACTTCGACGATTACGTCCCAGCGTTACAGAGTCGTCAATTACAATGCTATTTGGATTACTTGGTCTTGGTCTCTTTAGCTTCGACTTTCTTTTCACTTTTGACAGGCATTGTGTCATTTTTGTGAGGAGCAGCAGGAGCAGTGGTTTCAACTTTTTTGACTTCGACCGTTTTGGGAGCATCGGCAGACATGGCGGACAATGCAAACATTGACGCTAAGATTACTATGGTATTTTTCATGATTTATCCTTTGTGTTATACGTAAATTTTTTATCTACGTACATATACAACGCCTGCCCTGGGCAGTTAGTTGACACACAAGCACTAATTAATAACTTTTTTCTTCCATAATGTCACTGTTCATAATAAAATTGATTTGGCGTTTGATGTCAGCACGAAGATCATTTTTGAGGCAAACTTGACGAGCAGCAAACAAAAATTCGTTGTCAAATGTTTGACTCTGCTCGCATCTGCGCTTGAACTCTTCTAGATCCCAAAGTTCTTGATTGACTTTGAGCAGTAGATGCTGCAAGTTATCAATGTTCTTGGTGTCCAAAGTGTCAATGATTTTCAACAACTTGCTTAGTTCAGTGTTGATATTTTTTAATTTATCACTATCTGTGATGTGTTGTTGCTTGATTTGCAATATGGTTATCTTGTCCACAAGCTCGCCCACACTCACAGGAACAACTAATATCATCTTGCTTTTCTAAAAATGTAAATGCCTTCACTCTTGGTAGACGATTGGACTCGATTATTTCCCACACCAGGACGAGTGGTCAACAACATGTTCACAGTTTCTTGGTACTCAAATCCCACACGTTCACTAAGAAGTTTCCACCGATCAACTATTTCAAATTGGTCTTTGCCATTTTTGTAATCTGCTATGTTTACGGCATACACACCATCAGACTCCAAACTACGATATATCATTTGCAGTGTGGGGGTCACATACTGTTCAAACCAGGCATCGAGATTCCTATAGCGATTCATACACTGTGTGGGCTCATCACAGTAGGTTTCCAAGTTAAAATAAGGCGGGCTCGAAAATGCTGCATCAAAGGAATTAGGGGCTGGCATCATGTCTTCACTGCCACAATTGTACATTTCATAACCTGCTCCGAGGCCTGAGTCTGTAATCAGTTCGCCTAATGCTTGTAATCCTTGATAGGTACGAGTGTTGGGATCTATACCTGAATAGTGATAACGCAGATTACTGGTCAGTGCGCCCAGCATACGTCCACCGTAGCCTGAACTGAAATCCAACACACGGCCACGAAACACAGGACAGATATACTCCCACACAGCCCGGGCATTCATGGGCTTGAAATTCTGTATGGTTCCGCCATTGACCAATTCCAGTGCAGTTCTCAAACTCTTGGGATGCACAGCCAGATCACCGTTGTCACGGAACTTGTAACAGATTTTGATAGCACGTTTCAGCTTGTTGTCGTGATTAAATCTGGATCTAATGCTCACAGTTGCATTGTCGTTCCACTTGGCATCCTGCATGTTGGGGAACCAAAAACGACCAAATGCTGATCCTGCCGAACCACCAATGGCCAGGGTATTGTTTTTCACAGACTTACGGGCCGCAGCTACTGCTAGAATTTGTTGTCTACACCCTTCCAAACTATAATAAGTGATGGGCACAACATCAACACCGCGATATATTTGAAAAGCTGCTTCTTGTATTGCCTCTCGTCCGGCATCGTCTGCGGCCAACCAGGCCTGTTTGCTCAATGCACGTAGATCAGCGTCTACTGATTCGTATCCAGTGTATTCATCAGAAGTAGGAACTACTCCCCACTCTTGACAAATTTGATCATAGTAGTGTTGTATCATTCAATTGCCAGGTGTTGGAAGTGACGATAATGGTCCTCCAGTGTCCAAGTCACAGGATCAATCGGAGTACCATCGTAGGTTTGATAACGGGCGTCAAACACACCAGTATAGCGAAGAAAAGGCTGCCACATGTTGGGGGTACGACTACCCCACCCAGATGATCTCAGTGCCACATGCTTTGAGCGGCTGAGTCGCACAGTGGGAGCATTTAATGCCTGTTCTACTGTGATCACATTGGCCAACAAGAGATCACGAATACGACTGGCTGGTATCAGATGCTCAAAATCACACTCAGTTTCGGCATCAATTTCATGATAGTGTGCCTGTATACCATCTCGCTGTTGAATACAGTATTCATGGTATCTGCGCAGATAATAATCTATGTCATTGCGGATTTCACGCAACATCTGTGCATTACCTTGTGCTTGAGCATAATCGGTGACCAGTTCGGCCAAGTTCTCACTGCAATACCTGGCCACGGTCCAGTAAGTTTCTGGAGACCGTTGTGTTTTGCCATAATCTGGAACACAAAATTTATGCAGTGATTCTTGAAGAGATTCAACCATGAAGTATTTTCCTCTTGCCATTGTAGTCGCCATTCATCTGGCCTTTGAGTTTGTGACACATGGGACATAATTCGTCCAGATTGGTATGATCATTGTTGTTGGGATTACCGTCTCGGTGATCAACTTCAGTCATTCCGGTGGCCCATGCAGGAACCTTGCTCCATTTGATCAAGCATGAAAATCCCAAATGGCCATCTGTGTTGGTACAACGGCCGGTTTTATAAGGAGTAACTCCAGGTTTGTGGGCCTTGCCTCCATAGCTGGCTTTTTGACAATCACCGCAGTGCACCCTCCAACGTGGGTTGGCATCAGTTATTTTGCCTTTTGCAGGAATCACTGGACTGTTACAACCATGATTGATACAGATTGGTCTTGAAGATGTCATCTTGCCACCGTGAGAGAAAAACGTTGTAAAAATGCACCACTGAGACAAGAAAATTCTGCGCCATCACAGTGCCTGCGATAATACACCCAGTCACTGTCAATCTTGACAATTTCATAGGTGCGCATGTCACGGTCAAACCATTTCGATCCTGGTATCATGTAGTAATTCCTTTTTAGAACTAAATTCACGCTGGAGATAGTAGTTGGCCAGCTTGGCCGAGATCATGGCAGGCAAATCATAATAGGGAGTTTCCAGCAAGAAATTCACATCAATGCCGCCCCATGTGCCGGTGCGAAGAAATTGCTCTACGGCTTTTCTATGTTCAACATTGGCCGCATTGAAAACCACAGTTGGGCGACGAGTTAGATCCAAACAGCTCATAACATTTCCAAAAAGTTAGTAATAGTGTTATTGTAACAGAAATCCAGTCAAAGGTCAACCTAGCGCCAACGCATACTAAATGCCAAGTAATCCCGTTCAGAATCAAAATAAAAGATGTATCTGCCAGGAGTGCGTTCTGAACTGGTTTCTACCAGTTGCCAGCGCCATTCATCGTCCATTCCGGCCTTGCACCATGCCAAGATATATTCAATTTCGCCAAAAGGTTTGGCAATTTCGCAGGCATGTTTGAAACTCACTGCATCACGAAGCCAAGCAATCGGGGGATCTAATAACATGTTTACGTTTTGGGGTATTCGGTGTCGTAACGGGCATACACGCGGTCAATGGCCGCGTCAAATAACTTTTGGGGCAGACGCCATTGATCATAGCTACGGCCAATATCATTCACATATTGTTCACTAGGATAACCTCCCAAGGGCGGGTTCATTTCGTAAATGAAAAACTGCTTTCCATTTTGAGTCAAGTTGCGTTTGCTATAGTAGTGCGGGAATCCTTCAAAGTGATCCAATTCTTGTTCGCATTTGGGGGTCAAGTTCCATAACACGCCAGCACATTGGGCTCCTGTGGCAGGCACGACTGTGGCATGTGTGTAGAATTCCAACTGCCAGTTCTGCAACATCATCACGCCCAAAGGCCGTGAAGCAGGGCATCGTCGTCGCATGACTGCACGATTCATGTTGGCGCCATAGGCAAAATAAAGACGATTACTCAAGATACTGTTCCTTTATGTACTTATCTGCTCGAACAGTATCCATGTCGTAGTAGAGTATGTTGTCTGTTATTCCAAAATGATTACAAAAACTCTGAGCATATCGCAGGCCATGCAAGGCATCCCATGAGAACTGTTTTTTCCATGCTTCATATTCTGTTACGGAAATTTTTTGATAACTTGTTTCTTTGTTATTGAAAAATTGTTCTATGTGCAATTGTTCTATGTGCGAGGCAAATACCCGAGCACTTCTTTGTTGTTCAGTCATTGGCTTGTTCCTGCCAGGTGTGATCGCCCATGTATTTTACCTGTGTTATATATTCGTAGTTGGCAGGTGTTCCTGAGCTCCAACCATTGGGACCGTGTGAAGTTAAAATCATTTGTTGTTTTCTTGTGTCAAATGCCAACCAATAACAGTTGCCCATAACCACCTGGAACTGATATTCCGCAGCATACACCATGTCAGTGATGTCCAGTCTGCGCTTGATATCATCTGCTTGACGTTGCAATACTGATACCAGTTCCATGATACGATCATACTCTTGCTGGGCATAGATTCTGGCATGATTGATCATGATGTCCTTTTGTTTTTCAACAGGAATCAAATCAAACTTTGGACCACCCGATTCGGTAGCATAAGGTGTGACATTGCGATTGATAAAACTTACTAGAGTATTACCTACTTTGGAATCAAAACTGTCGCGACCCTGGGCAGAATTAGAGTCCATCAATCCCATAGTCCTGAGTAGTATTTGCCAAACAGTCTAAAGCCGTTGGCGATTCTGTTTTCTACTGCTTGACGGCCTGCCCAGTCTATTTGGAAGGTATGATTGGGACCATCTTCCCATTGATACATTGTGGCTTTGCCGTTTTCATCCCAGGCACTGGCCACAGTTTTATGATCAATATCTCCACTTTGAAAAGCGTCTTCCCATGAGTCATCTAACTTGTGTTCAAAGGCAAAGATCATTTCGTCCAAAACCCAGGCCCAGCGGTCATGAATATCACACTGTATTTTTTGTAGATCTGGCGCATGATAAAAATCAAATGCCTGCTGGCTTTCCCAGTCTTCATGATCCACAGTTCTCATGTGTTCAGGCACATCTTCCAGGTCAACCATGGGGCTACCGTGTTTGGTGTTTCGCAACTGTTTCAGCATGGGCAACACAATGTGAGCCAAGGTACTATCCATGTTCCAGGTGTCGTGGTGATCAATCTTGATATATTGTATTCTAGGGTGTACAAAGTCCAAAAATCTTTGCCATGCACGGCAAAAGAATTCTAAACGATTGACCCATTTCTCATAGGGTGCATTGGGTTTTTCTTCAAGGTTGTAAAACACATCATCATCTCGTTCCCAGAAGCACACTGCTTTTAGGATGGTGTACGGAGAGACCCAATGATTCCTGTAATTGCTGATATAAATCTTCATTGTTCACTCCATTTTAATATAAGCCAAAAATACTTGGGATTGTTTTCATCAATGTCAAACCAGACTTGTCGGTCTTGCTTGCGAACACATAGACCTTTGGCAGAGAAAAATTCTATGGCAAAATCCAGTAACTTGTCATGGTTGCGTGGATTTTTGAGAGATTCTTCTACGGCACCCTGTTGATGGGCCTGGGTATGAAATTCATCTAGAAATTCATCCATGATATACCCATTGAACCAACTGGGTGCATCTCTAAAACTAAACTGCATTACCAATCTCCATTGTCTATCCAAACTCGTATAGTGATACCTAAAAATCCCACACTCCAGGTGTGCTCATTGGGACCTGCCCATTCGTTTACTTCTCTACGCCACCAAGGTAACACTTTCCACCACAGTGGATTCAGCGATAAAATAACACTGATGCCACTGTAGCGAATCCACTTAAATATTGACATACTTGATCGCAAAATTGTTGGCTCTGGCTTCGTAGCCATGATATCCTCTTGGGTTGCAGACCACTCTTGTGTTGCCAACCATGTAGTCAAACTCATCATGCATGTGTCCGTGTGTCCAAAGCACAATCTCCGGCGAGTCCAAAATCAGCTCACTGAGATCCGACGCAAAGCATCCATTCATGACTCGATCCCCACGATACTGCGGTGCGATGCTCTCAAAGGTCGGAGCATGGTGTCCCACCACCACAACCTTGGCATCGGTTGTGTTGTTGGCCCTACAATTGGCTATGACTAATTTTATATACTTGATCATGTCGTCGTGTTCTCTCAAGGCGTGCACAGGCAAAAACTTCCATGAATTCTTATCGTCACTATTCTTGACGCCACGATAGTCGTTCATCATTGATCCTGCAGCCTGAATGGTAACAGGATCTCTACGATTAAAGTCTGTCCATAATGTGCCGCCAATGAATGTGATATTGCCTAGTTTTAGTGTGCTACGATCCAGCAAATGTATGTTTTGAATATGCAAGGAATTCAGCATGTCCAAGATACTCTCTGCACTACGAGCATAGTCCCCACGATAGTGCTCGTGATTGCCCATGATATAGATGGTTTCCGGAAATTCCCGACTCACACGCTGAAAAAAATCTATCACTGTGGGTGACAAATCTTTGGCCACACAAATATCACCACCCAAGATCAACACATCCGCTGATTGATCGTTCTTTAAAACAATATCGCCAAATTCAAGATGTAGGTCTGATGTGATTGCTAGTTTCATTTTTTATTTCGTTTTTCCATTGTGCTATGACTTCGGGATCTCCGCCATCGATGTACGCACCTAAATTTGGAAATCTTGCTTGGAATGCTTCGGCGATTTCAGTCAGTGTACGACCTTGGCAAAGGAATTGATTTGTTTCACTATTATAGCAGTAAATGATATTTTGGTCAACCTCTACTCGCATGCCTATGTTGTTGGGATTTTGTTCAAGTTCGGATTCAATTCTTTCACCAATACGAGTCATTATCCAATTGAATACCATTACAGATAAAACTACGCCAACGCCCACTCCAATTGCAATATCACCAATGTTGAATTCCATATTATCCCCCCAGTGCTTTATTTACATAGATCAATACTTCGGCAAGATTCCAAGAGAATATGATGCCATCAAACACATAACTCCAGCGTCGGTCTGTGTAGTCAGAATTCGCTAACCAATGCCCGGTTAGGATAACAATAGCGACATTTATCAAAATCATTGTTGAGCCTTTTGTGCAAGATATTGTTCACTTTCCACCCACCCTGTGCGAGTCAAAAATCCCCAGTCTCGTTGTTTGGGGCCCGGTACAAACAAGGTCCAAGTTTCAACGTCAGGATCTATTTCTATGCGATGATAACTGTTGGCACTGCTGAATCTAAAATGGCCAAGGCCACGCCAGGCTGCAATTTCTGTAATCTTTTGCCCGTGATTGTCAAACTGTGGAATCCATTCGGTGTATCCACCTTTAAGGATCACGGTAAAATAGGGCCAAGGATGATCATGCACATCATCGGGGTCTGACTTTAAAAATTTATGTAAAAACACATTGAATGGAAAACGTGTACGATCTTTTAAGAAAACGTAATAACGTTCCAAATAAGGTTGATCATTGACTCGATCCATGATCACACGCTTACGGTCCAGGCGCTCTAGCCAACGAAGTATGAAATTATTTGACATGCTTGATAAATTTAAAAAGATTGATCTTATCACGTGGTGTCCAGGCCCGGGCCTCGGGTCCGCATATTTTTGGATCAATTCTTGTGGCCGAACATGAATGATAATAGCCTTTTTGCTCTACACCAATCACTGGATTGAATCTGGGTTCTGCCCAGTCAAGTTCACATTCAAATGCAAGTTGATTTTTGACAAGTCGAGCTAGGAGCCCGGCACGATTGTGTTTACAGTCTATACAAAGTAGTTCTTTGTTCATATAACTCCTGGCTAAAACTGTATTTTACACTATTAGAGATTTTTGGTCAATAAAAAACCCTACATGATGTAGGGTTTTTACTGCTTCCTAGCCTAAACTAAGAATTACACCAAGCCCATGGCCAATGCTCGGTAGCCTGCTGAAACGACCTTGCGGCTCGGTTTTCCCATCACGTATTCCGTAACTTTGACACCATTGC